GCCAGCCGTTTTCAAGCCGCATTATCTCTTGCGGAGCCCCCCCCCGCCGCCCCCCCCCCCCCCACGCTGGTAGGCCTCCTCGACGTAGAGCGTCGTCGGGTCGACCATCTCGAACTTCGGCAGCCGCTTGCCGACCTCGGCCGGCTCGATGCCCTGGAGCGACGCGGAGCCGAGCGGGCGGATCGAGCGAAGACCTTCAGTCACGGTAGGCTCCCCGTTTCAGGTTCGGCGAAAACCTCTAGCTGGCAAATCTCGACTCGAAGCCGCGGCCGCTCGTCATATAGCTTCGAGACCTTGGCCTCGACGATCTGCGAATCGTCGGCAAAAACGATGGAATTGAGGGCATCGGCCGCCGCTTTGGCGATGTTATCCCAATCCGGCCGGCCAGGGCGTACGGTCCCGGCCAAAGCGGCATCCCGCTTCCTATTCGACCAACTGGTCGGGACGCCCATAAACGCTGTCACCGTGATCGCCAGCGGCCCCAGGATAGGCGGCCGGCCGCGCATGGCCACCTTTGCCGTCAGGGCCAAGGCGCGCTCGTAGGCCCGCGTCTTGGCCGGTGTATAGGCATTAACGAAGGAGCGACCGGCTTTAGGGGCGACCACGCGGAATCGAGGCCGCCCCTTACCGATAGGTTCGCCGCGGAGCTCGACGACGATCACGGCCTATTCGGCGGCGACGGCCGATTGCGTCGGGAACTGATGGACGTTTTCGGGCTCCGCGTCGGCTTCCTCTTCATCGGCCTCACCCTCCGGCATAGGCAACCGTTCCGCCGATGCCGCCCGCTCGTTCAAACCGCTGATGTCGCGGTAGTGATCGAGGCAATCGAAGAAGTCGGCCAGCTTCTCCGGCTCCATGCGATCGGCCTGGACGATGATTCGGAACGCCTTGCGGTGGAGATGGTTTTTCTCGACGGCAAGTTTGATTTCGGAGCCCAGCCCGCCGGAGATTTCGCTGATGTTGTTCTGCGCCTTCCGGGCCGACGACATCAGCTCGCGCAATTTCCGCTGCGAGATTGCCGGCCGGACATCCGATTCCGTGGCGGCCTCGGTCGTCTTCGTCTTTTTCGGTTTTCGAGCCATGATCTTCTCCTCGGTTCAGTGTTTCGTCGAATGGGCGGCTTCGTCATCCAAAGCGATTTCGCGCATGGATTCCGCAATGATTTCTGCCGCACGGCGGTCGCAACCACCGGAGACGGCCATCAGCCAAGCCAAGGTGTCCCGGTCCAACGGTAGGACCAGGGCGACGGGCTCGCGGTCATCTTCGGCAGAGTTCAAAGCCATGGCGGCGGCTTTAAGCGATTCGGAGTTTGAAAGCCAATAGTTTGAGAGGAAAATCCACAACCCGTTACTTGCGGCGCGGCCTCTCGAAAACCTCCCGGTCCATGAATATGCCTTCCAGGATCGGGGTTTCGGCGTTGGCCGGCCAGGTCGCCCGGCATCTCGCCAAGAATTTGTCGAGCTTCTTGAGGGTAATGGACAATGTTCCGGCCCGTAACTCACTGATAAATGTGGAATTTCCATAAAGACGGCGGCTTACCGTCTTGTCAGTGATGCCCTCGGCCAACTGATAGGCTTCGACCAGGGCGAGGATGTTTTTCCGGGCGATTGCATCTGTGGACATGGCGGCCTCCCTATCACGGCGGTCTCAAACCGGCAAGCCGACGGCTTGACATTTGAGAGAATTTTCCGCATACCAATGATGCTTTGCCAACCGAAAGGGGCACTGAAATGACCGAACCTCTCACCGTTCAAGGCTTCTACGCGACGCGGGTCGCCGCCCGCCGGGTCGGCCGATTCGTCATGCTGACCGCGCTTGTCGCGCTCTCCCTCCTACTCGGTGCCTGCGTCATAGCGGCAACCGTGATCGACATCCTCTTCGTGTCGTGGAGGCTGTCGTGAGCGAGAGTAAGCATACGCCAGCACCGTGGATTGCAGACTTTGCCACTTATGGGGGCCCGACGATCCGAACACCGCTTGTGAATGCGGTTGGTGGATATGCCATCGCGCATATTTTGCGGAGTCCAAATCAAACTGACCCGCAAGTAACGGTCGCCAATGCGCGCCTGATCGCCGCGTCACCGGATTTGCTGGAAAAACTCAAAGCCGCACTCCCCTATGTCGAGCGCGTCGCCGCAACTGCACCAACCGAGCCTAGTCGCATTCAAAAACAGCGAGAGGCATCAAAGACGGCAGCAGAAATCCGCGCCGCCATTGCCAAGGCCACCGAAAGCGAATCATGAGAACCGCTGACGCCAGCAACGAAGCGATGTTCGTCACCGACGGCGAACTTCCTCTGGTCGTCGCCGTGGAAACCGCCGTCCAGATCATCTCCGAAGTCCGCCGGCTGTCTGATCCCGACGCCGTCGAACTGATCACCGCCCGCGTCCGGGCAATCCACCAAGCCGGAATAACCGCCGGCGCCACCTTGGCGCAGATCGCGGTGCAGCAGGCGTTCGCGCCGAAGGAGAAGCCATGACCCGCGCCGAGATCGCCACGTCCACCGACCGCGCCGCCCTCGACGCCGCCCATCTCCGGGCATGGCAGACGCATGATCTGGAAACCCAACTCCGAGTCCTGCACCGGCTCGGTCAACTCGACGGCGTCACGCTGCGCCGGATGCGGGATCGCCGCGATGCGGACCAAAAAGATGCGGATGAGGAACGGGAGTTCGGAGGACATTGGTGATGGCCGAATACGTCACCTTGGAAGGAAAATGCTTCAGCGCCGAGGTGGCGCTGTGAAAGCCGGTGGGGTGGAATTTTTCCCGGATAGGGACACATTGCATCGAGCATACGGCTCGATCGGAGCCCGCTTTTCGAGGGTCTCATCGGTTGATGCAATTTGGGTAGTTGGTCTGGTTTATTTTCTTTCTGGCGAAAGAACTGGCGTTGTGAAGAGACTACTTCTTCCTGATCCAGAAGGCACCGCACTCCGACATGTCATGGAAACCGCAAATGTCGCAGAAACGATTAAAAACATCAAAGATGTAACGGCGGCTGCCAGAAAGGGAGGAACAAAAGTTAAGTGGTACGACAATTTTTTGTATCACAGCATAATTTTGGCTGACCTAGACAAGCCGTCAGGATGGATACACGTCGAATCTGTTTTTCCCTATTCCAAATCAATGAAACGACCAAGTTGGACGCTATCCAAACGACAATCCGAAGAAGCCGTAATGGAGATGAGGCGGATTTTTGATGAGATTTGGCATGCTGCAAAGGAGCCGCCGTTGTCATGATATCAGCACCCGTTAATTGCCGTTTCGACGAATCATTGCGCCGCCATCAACAATTTTTGGATGACTGGCTGCAGCGGTTTGAGGCTGTGATCGAGAAAGCAAAGGAAATGCAATGACCAAAACCAAACCAGCCGAACCGGCATTGTTCGAACAAGGAGTCGAGTCGACTCCGCCTGGACCGGTTGCCAGCAAAAAGCGCAGCGTCGCAACTGTGGAAAAGTTGCCGCCGCCAGCGCCCGACAACATGCTGGCGATCATCGCCAGCGCCGCCGCGAATCCGAACGTCGATGTCGCCAAGATGAAAGAGCTTCTGGCGATGCAACGCGAGATAGCCACCGAGCAAGCTCGCATGGCTTTCACCGAAGCGTTTATCGCGATGAAGCTGCCGACCATCCGCCGCGACGGCAGGATCGAGATCGAAGGCCGGCACGGCAAGAAGGGCGGCGCCATGCGCTACGCCACCTTCGAGAACATCAACAGCGTCATCGAACCGATCTTGCGGCAGCACGGCTTCGCGATGTGGTTCGAGCCCGACATCGGCGAAGACGGCAAGATCGTCATGCGCGGCCATCTCGATCATATCCGCGGCCACGGCAAATCCTGCGCGATCTCGCTTCCGCTAGAGACATCCGGCGCCAAGAACAACGTTCAAGGCGTCGGTTCCTCGATCAGCTACGGCAAGCGTTATGCCGCAATCGCGCTACTGAATATCGTCAGCCACGCGCCGGAAGATCAGGACTTGGATGGCAACGCGCCGCCGAGCGAGTTCGTGACCGATGAGCAACTCGACCAACTCGTGAAGGCTTGCGAGGTCGTCAGTGCGCCGCAAGACAAGCTGGTCGCATATCTGAACTCGAAACGACCGAAGGGCCATCCAGAACTTGATGCGCTGGCGCGGCTCCCGGCCTCTCGTTTCCAGGAAGCGCTCGACACCATCAAAACCTATAGGCCGAAGCCATGAGCGAGCAGGGCACAGACGAGTGGCTGCAGGAGCGGCTCGGCAAGGTCACGGCGTCGCGGTTGTCCGATGTCATCGCCAAGACGAAAACCGGATGGGGCGCGTCACGCGCGAACTACATGGCGGAACTCATCGCCGAACGCCTCACCATGACGCCAGCCGAGAAGTTCACCAATGCTGCCATGCAGTGGGGACTCGATACCGAGGCCGAAGCCTGCTCGGCTTACGCCTTCCGGCATGATGCCGACTTGCAAGAGGTCGGTTTCATCCCGCATCCGAAGATCCCGATGACAGGCGCGAGCCCGGATCGTTTAGTCGGGGAGCTTGGTCTAGCCGAGATCAAATGCCCGAATACGGCGACGCATATTGACACGTTGCTCGGCACTCCGATCGCCGACAAGTACATCGTTCAGATGCAATGGCAGATGGCGTGTACCAGCCGGAAGTGGTGCGATTGGGTTTCCTACGATCCGAGGATGCCGGAGAACATGCGATTGTTCGTGAAACGGGTGATGCGCGACGATACGCGAATCGCCGAACTGGAGCGCGCCGTGATCGACTTCCTCAGAGAGCTCGATGAGAAAACATCGGCGCTGCGCGAACGCTACGGAGCCGCCGCTTGAGCCGCAGCCAAGCCATAGCCTACGTCTGGCGCGAAGTTGAGATCGTCGATCCACAAACCGGAGAGACGACGAAAGTTGGCGCCATGGTGCCGTCTATCCGCTATCGGAAAATAGCGGAACGGCTGTTCGGCGCCGGCGGCGAACATGTGCTGGAGGAAGTTGCAGAACGGTCGCGCGCCAGTCATTCGCATTATTTCGCCTCTCTGAACGATCTCTTTGAGAACGTTCCAGAGAGAATGGAAGCCCGCTGGCCGACTGCCGAGCATTTCCGCAAATGGCTTCTGATTGAGACCGGCTGGTTCAACGAAAAAGAATTTGATCTCCAATCCGAAAAACACGCCAAGGCGCTCGGCACGTTCATCCGCACCAACGACGCCTTCGCCCGCATTTCGATTCACGGCACCAAGGTGATCGTCCGCACCGCGAAATCGCAATCGCTCAAAAATATGGGCGCCGAGGACTTCCGACGCTCCAAGGCAGACGTTTTAGACCTCGCTAGCCAATTAGTTGGCGTCACGCCATCGGTCGCATCGAAGAACGCAGGGAGAGCAGCATGACCCCGCAAGATGACCGCTACGCCGGCCGGCGCGACCGCGTCGTCGTCCAGGTCTTCGAGAAATGGGCCAACGGAGCGACATTAACTGAGGAGCGCGAAGCGGATTTAATGCTCCTCGTCACCGCCGCCGCCGATCTCACCTACAACTCCCGGATCAACGATCTGGACTGGGAGGAGGCGGCGCTGAAGTATTTGAGGGAGAGTAACGAGCGATGAGAGAGGTTTTTGTTGAGAGAATATTTAGAACCGACAGTCTCGATGTGATCGAAAAGGCCAACGTCATCATTGACGAGTATCAGGCGCAGGGCTTCACCTTGACGCTGCGCCAGCTCTATTACCAATTCGTCGCACTCGGTTTCCTCGCCAACAAGCAATCCGAATATAAGCGCCTTGGCTCGATCATAAACGATGCTCGGCTAGCCGGGATGATCGATTGGGCCGCGATGGAAGATCGTGTCCGGAATCTCGACACGCTACCGCATTGGCCAGACCCACACGACTTTCTTGGAGATGCCCCGGCTTGGTATCGAGAGGATTTATGGTCCAGTCAGCCCGTCAATATCGAAGTGTGGATTGAAAAAGATGCGCTCGCTGGCGTGATTGAGCCGGTCTGCCGACGATGGCGGCTCCCATTCCTTGCTTGCCGTGGTTACGTCTCGCAGTCCGAACTCTATTCGGCAGGCAAGCGATTTTTCAAAGACGCCTGCGATAATAAGCGCCGCACGCTTGTACTACATCACGACCCGAGCGGCATCGATATGACACGCGACAATTTGGAGCGGCTGCGGATGTTTTCCGATACGGCGCTAGGCTCAACCGTGGACGTAAAGCGCATCGCCCTCAATTTCGATCAAGTGGAGCAGTACGATCCGCCGCCAAATCCAGCGAAGGAAACCGACAGTCGCGCGAGCGGCTACATTGATCGATACGGCGGCGAATCTTGGGAACTCGATGCGCTCGACCCTGCGGTAATTGACGGGCTCATAGAGGCCGAGGTCCAGGCGGTCATCAACATCAAAAAATGGCGCAAGGCGATGAAGGCCGAAGAAGAAAACCGTGAGCGCATCCGGGATGCCGCCCGATGGCTCGAAGATAATTCGGAATAATCATGCCCCGCCCCGTCCGCCGACGCAGCGGAACGAAACTCCGCACCGCCTTCGATTACGAGACCGGGCGCAAGATCATCGAGATCGTCGACGCCCGCGGCAGGATGGTCGGCGTGATTCGGCCCTGGGAGGGAGACGACACCGCCGTCGTCATCGATTCGTTTCATGTCCGCGACGTCATCAACGGCAACGACCGCGTGACGCAGGTTCCTAGAATGATGGTGAGGTTTACATGAGACTACCAACGAAGGACGAACTGATCGGCGCGCTGGCGATGGCGCTGTCCGCCGGCATGTTGATTCTCGTCGCCTGGGCGCTATCGGAGCCGTGCCGGCCGAATACGCCGACGCTGATGATCGGCGACGCGATCCTGGTCGCCGGGTGCAAGCCGCACGAGGGAGGGTGGACGTATGCAATTCAACATCAACAATGAGGTTAGAATACAGCTGACGGACCTTGGCCGTACTATTCACCGCCAGAACTTCGAGAAGCTACTTCCGGACTTAGCTTATGAGCCTCCGATAGAGGACGCCGATGGGTGGTCATCGTGGCAACTCTGGAAACTGGCGCATGAGTTCGGCGCTCATCTCTACAATGGTTGCGATCCGCCGTTCAAAAGCTGCATCGAGATTCCGGAAAAGGGCACTCAATGAGCCGCGTCGCCGAAACTCTCGATCCCGGCCCCTACAGCGGTCTGCCAGGGTTCAAGACGGGCGGAACCAGCCGGGAGGCCGCCAGGGCCGTCGCCGGCGAAGCCTCCAACCTCCGGGAAAGGGCCCACGCCGCCCTAGCGGCGGCCGGCTATGGGGGTCTGACCGCCGACCAAGTTGCCCTAGCCCTCGGGCGGGATCGCTTATCAGTGCGGCCCCGCCTTAGCGAGATGGCCGCTTTATCGAGGATTGTCCGGACCGGGGAGCGCCGGCGGAACGAGAGCGGGCTGAGCGCCGCGGTCTGGCGGGTGGCGCCATGAGCCATACCCTCAACGCAAAACTAAGTTGCCTCCAGTCGTTCATAGACGAGTTCGGATGGGCCAGAAAAGAGACGGGTTCGCCTGAACAGCTAACCCTGGAAATCCTCAAGGAAATCCATGCCGATCTCCGCGCCCGCAAGCCCGGGGCGGCGATCAAGGCGCTTCAAGCCTTGGAGTTCCAGGTCGATCAGGCGCGGAAGGCGAAGGCCCGGCTCGGCTACGTCGACGTCGGTCATCACCAGGCGCTCGGCAACGACGTTCTCGCGCACTGGCCGGTGATCCGGCGCGGGCTTGAACTTGCGGCTGAAACGGAGACGACGCGATGAACGTGGAAAAGATCATAGACGTCGCCTTCGCGCAGCACACCGCGATCGTCGGCAAGACCGGAGCCGGTAAAACCTCTACCGAGAAACTGGCCGTCGAGCACGTCGTCGAGCGCGGCGCCCGCGTCTGCGTCCTCGACACCATCAAGTCGGACTGGTGGGGCATCACGTCGAGCGCCAGCGGCAAGCGGGCCGGCCTGCCGTTCAAGATTCTCGGCGGTCCGCGCGGCCACGTCCCGCTGCACTCCAACGCCGGCAAGGTGATCGGCCAACTCGTCGCCACCGGGAAGCTGCCGCTGTCGATCGTCGACATGGCCGACTTCGAGGCCGGCGGCGTGCAGCGGTTCTTCGTCGACTTCGCGCAGTCGCTTTTCCGCAACATGCGCGGCGTCGTCTATCTGGTGATCGAGGAGGCGCACGAGGTCGCCCCGAAGGAGCGCGCCGGCTTTGGTGCCGAGAACCTTTCGATCCATTGGGCGAAGAAGTTGGCGACCGGCGGCCGATCGAAGGGCATCCGCTTGGTCGTCGCCACGCAGCGCGTTCAGTCGCTCCACAACGCCGTGCTCGGAAGCTGCGAGACCTTGATCGCTCATCGGTTGACGACGCCGGCCGACCAGGAGCCGGTTCTGAAGTGGCTCAAGGCGAACGCCGACAAGGAGACGCAGGCCAAGGTCGCCGAGTCGCTTTCGTCGCTCCCGACCGGCACCGGCTACGTCTGCTCCGGCGAGGCGCAAATCTTCGAGCGCGTCGAGTTCCCGAAGTTCAAGACCTACGACAATTCCAGGACGCCGACGGGAGAAGAAGCCGACGTCGACGTCGCAACCGCTCCGGTCGATCAGGACGAACTGCGCTCCATCATCGGCGATGCCGTTGCCGCTGCGGAGGCCGACGATCCGAAGGTGCTGCGGAAGAAGCTGGCCGACAAGGACAAGGAGATCGGCACCCTCCGGAGCGAGCTGGCGCAGAAGCTGGCCGCGCCGGTCGCCGATCCCGACGCGGAGTTGGCGGTCGAGAAGCGCGGCTTCGAGCAGGCCGAGAAGAAGCTGACCGCCGCGATGCGGCGCGAGCTCGGTCGCAAACTGAAGGAAGGCCTGGCGATCATGCGGCGCCACGCCGCCGACGCGCTGGACCGGATCGACGAGGAGATGAAGGAGATCGACGCGAAGGACGCCGAGTTGGCGGTCGCCTTTGCGCCGGCCGCAACGGTTCGGCCAGTGGTGCGTCAAACGATCAGCCCCGCGCAACAGATGACCGCTCCGGTGCAACGAAAGCCCGTCCAGGCGAAACCCGGTGCCGCGAACGGCCACGGCATCGAGCGTCCGCTGCAGGTCATCATCGACGCGATTCGCTGGTGGAACGTCATGGGCATCCCGGCGCCTAGCCATCCGCAGGTCGGCTTCGTTGCCGGCTATTCGCACAAGTCCGGGACCTGGGCGACCTATCTCAGCCGCCTCCGCTCCGCCGGCCTGATCGAAGGCCGCGGCGATCTCATGCTGACGGAGCAGGGCGCCGCCGCCGCCAACGAACCCGCCGCGCCGCCGTCCGGCGAGCAGCTGCGCGCCACCGTCATCGGCAAGGTCGACGGATCGCTGGCGAAAATCCTGACGCCGATCCTCGACGCTTATCCCGGCGGCTTGACCCACGAGGCCGCCGGTGCGGCCGCCGGCTACAGTCCGGCGTCGGGGACGTGGGCAACCTACTTGAGCCGACTGCGGTCGCTCGAATTAATCGAGGGGCGCGGCGAACTCAAAGCGCAGGACTGGCTATTTCCGTTTTAACAGGGAGAACGACGATGACGGAAGAACAACTGCTTGAGCGACTCCTCGTCGAGGCGACCTACAACGGCCGCATCATGAAGGAGCGGGACGACGCGCTCGCCACGATGGAGAACGCCGGGAAGGCGCTCGCCGCGACGCAAGAGAAGCTGAAGCACGAGACGCACGATCTCAACAACGCGCGGCAGGCGCTCCGCATCTCCGACGAGGCGCGGCGGCGGGCCTATCACGCGCTGATCGAGCTTCTCGACGCGGCGACGAATTATCGAGCGGCCGTTAGCGGGAAGCGGAGCCGCGCGGAGCGCGTCAAGATCGCGCTGGTTCTCCACAACAAGATCGAGGCCGCGCAAGAGGTCTACAACGAAGAAGTTCCTTTTTAGGTGCGCCGATGGCGAGGTTATACCGGCCGCACGTCCCGCTGAGCGTCCGCTGTCAGGTGGCGGAGCGGCAAGCCATGGAGGCTCCGTCGCTCCGCACCGGATTTTACCTGACGGTCGACTGGTCGGGTCACCAAGCGAAACGGCTGGAATGCCTGCTCGGAATACTCGCGACGCGCTTCGGCTGCGAAGTCAAGGATCTTCGCCTCGACCACAACCCGGCGCTCGCGACCCGGATGAAGCGTAGCCACTTCAACGGCAAGAAGTGGATCGCGTTCTACTCGCCAGACGCCAACGATCCGAACTATCTGGTCTACCGCGAGAAGCACGATCACCACATCAAGACGAACGTGCGCGGTGACGGCGCTCAGCATCCGGACCGCGTCCTAATCAAGCGGGAGCGGAGGCGGCAGAGGGCCGAATCGATTCCTCCGAGGAAAGCAAGCGGATTCCAGAAAAGACGGTCCGGGTTCAAGCGCAACTTCACTTTAGGCGTCAATAAATCGAAGCCGAAACTGAAGTCGAGGTCGTTCCAGCAGATGAGATGCGCGATCGGCGCGCGGTGCTTCTGCGACCGGCAAAGGCGCAAGCGCTGCGGCAACTACAGGCAGGTGGGAAAATGACGACGAAGGCCGAAGACGCCCTCCGCGCGCTCGCGCTCCGGACGCTGGAGTACGTCGGGATCGAGCCGGACCCCGTTCACGGCGACGTCCTCGACTCCGACGCCGAGATGCGATCGCTCGCGCTCGACGCGCTGAAGATGCTCGGCGTAGACGCCGCCCACGAGCTGCGGCGCTACCTGCGCCGGAAGAAGATCAGCACCAGGAGGAACGCATGAGCCAGAAGATCGGGCCGCGCGAGCAGGCCCTCCGCGACGCGCGGGAGCGGGAAGCGAAGGCGGCGAAGCCGACCCGCGAGGCCCTGGCTGCGGCGCTCCCGGCGACGTCGGGCGTGAAGCCGAAGAAGCGAAAGAAGGTCCGCCGTGGCGCTCGATAAACAGCGGTACAAATTCCACGCGGCGTTCGGCTATCTTTTTCCGCCGACTTCGCCAACGATGGTGCAAAAATGCTGGATGGCGGTGAAGCGGTCTTTGCCATCTGAAGATTTGGACACGCTGATCTCGGCGATGCTCGAAGCCGGCGTAGAAAAGTCGAACAGCGAGAAGCGGAGGACGAAGCGATGAGCGACGACGACGAGTTCATCGTGGCGGACGCGATCCCTGGTGTCGTTCCGGCGACCGCGTGCCATATGCCGACTCCGGTCTCGCGCGATGAGGCGACGATCTATCGGCACTTCCGCGATCTTATCATGCGTGCCCACTGCGCCGACAACCGGCCCTCCCATCGCTGCGCCGGTACGATCAGCATCGACCGTACTTCGATCACCTTGAACTGTCCGCGCTGCGGGGACGCCCGCAAGATCATCGAATCGTGAAAACGCAAGCGACGGAGGAAATGATGAAGGCGACGATGGAAAGCACGGACAGGATCGTCCCGGTGAGGACCGGCGACGGCCGAACGGTCCGGGTGCGCGTGTGGGAAGGCAAGACGGAGCGCGGCGTCCCCTTCGTGGCGTACATCGCGATGATCCAATGCGCGGTCGAACACGATCAGGCCGAGCTCGAGCGCGATCTCGAAGAGCACAAGCCGCCGACGGCGGAAACGCTGCGCGCGATCGACGCGAGGTTCATTCTGTGACCCCGCGCACCGTCGACGAGATCGTCTCCGCCGTCGCGATCGCGGCCGGCATATCGTCATGGACGATCCGCGACCTGACCTGCCGGACCTCACCCGGTCGTCGTCGCGCGTCACGTCTGCTTCTACGTCGCCCGCAAGGAGACTAAACTATCGTTCATGAAGATCGCTCACGTCTTTGGATCGGACGATCACACGCTGACGCTTCACGGATTCAACCGGGTGTCGGTCGCCAAGGCGAACCACGATCCGGAGACGATCCGGCTGCTGCGCAAGGTCGAAAGGGAATAGCGATGGGTGAGAACAGCAAAATCGAATGGACCGACCACACGTTCAATCCCTGGGTCGGATGCACGAAGGTCGGTCCGCCTTGCGACAACTGCTATGCCGAGGCGTGGGCCAACCGATGGGGTAAGGTTACGTGGGGTCCGCACGGCGAGCGCAGGCGCACCAGCGATGTAAACTGGAAAGCGCCTCATAGGTGGAACGCGGACGCGAAGCGTCTCGGCCGCCGCGCTCGCGTGTTCTGCGCGTCCTTGGCGGACTGGCTCGACAACCAGGTCTCCGACAATTGGCGCGAAGATTTAGCCTGCCTGATCGAGGCGACGCCGCATCTCGATTGGCTGCTCCTCACGAAGCGGATTCAGAACTTCGGAAAGCACGCGCCGTGGCACGACGATGATATTCCGTCAAACGTCTGGCTTGGGATCACATGCGGCGATCAAGGCGAGTTCGATCGAGATTGGTGGCGGCTTCGGGCGCTTGAAGCGCCCGTTCGGTTCATCAGTTACGAACCAGCGCTCGGCCCGCTGCGCGTCGAACACATCGTCGTTGACATTGCTCCCGACTGGATCATCTGTGGCGGAGAGAGCGGCCCGCGGGCGCGCATGATGGACCCAAGATGGGCCGCCAATCTTCAGCGCGATTGCCGCGACCGGCCGAAGCCGATCGCCTTCTTCATGAAGCAGATGACGGGTAAGGCGCCGATCCCGCCCGACCTGATGGTCCGGCAATTTCCCGTTGCGGATCGTGCAGCATCATTAGAGGCTGTTCAATGCGGAGAAAAACGATGAAACCACTTTGCATCTACCACGGCGGGTGCGACGACGGATTTGCGGCGGCGTGGTGCGTCCGCGCTGGTATGGGCGAGGAAGTCGAGTTTTATCCTGGCGTCTATCAGAAAGAGCCGCCGCCACATGAAGGCCGAGACGTGCTCTTTGTCGATTTCAGCTACAAGCGGCCCGTGCTTAACGCCATGGCCGAGCGCGCCAGTTCAATCCTGATCCTGGACCACCACAAAACCGCCCAAGAGGATTTGGCGGACGTTGCCGAAGCGCCACGCCTAGTTGATTGGCGCAGCGCGGCCAAGATTGATGGAAGCGGCAATAAGATGTTCGCGCTGTTCGATATGGAGCGCAGCGGTGCGGCCCTCGCTTGGGACTATTTCATCGGCGACGGGAGTTCGGCAGGATGGTCGCCTGCCACGGCCAAACACTACCGGAAATTCATCGACTACATCCAGGACCGTGATCTATGGCGCAAGCAATTGCCATGCGGCGATGAATTTACGATTGCCTTGAGGTCATACCCGCAAGAGTTTTCCGTGTGGGACGGTCTTGTTGTGAAAGGGCCACAAGAACTGATTATGGAAGGCCGCTCTATCCAGCGTTACTATCGGCTTCGCGTTGATGAATTGAAGCGCGCTGCATACTCGGCAGAGCTTGGCGGCGCCGGCTGCTGGATTGCTAACGCACCGTATTTTGCCGCGAGCGAAGTTGCTGGCGAACTCTCTGAGCATACCGGCTTCGGCGCCTGCTATTTCGAGGTTGAGGCCGGGCGCTTTCAATACTCGCTACGTTCACGCGGCGATTTCGACGTGAGCGCGATTGCGCGAAAGTTTGGCGGCGGCGGACACAAAAATGCTTCCGGCTTTTGGAGCCAAGGGACCGTACATATTCCGCATTGAAAAGACCTTAACGGACGGCGCCCCTGAAACGGGGACGGGCGCCGACCTTTCGGCCGACGCCCGCAGGGCAAATGACACTCTGACGCAACAAGCCGCCGATATAGGCGAGCGAGCGGATCGACACAAGAACGAAAAAGGCCGCCCACGAGGAGCGGCCCAAGTTTGGGGGGATAGACCGTCCCCACAAAGGAGGACACTTGTCTCCTATATCATCAGGTGGTTGGTCCGCGCTAGCAGCCTTTGCAAATCGACGGCGACGGCGACCAGTCCGGAGGAATGGGCGGGACTTGGCTCGGCGCCATCCGGTCGCAATCAATCATGTTGCTGCAACGACCCGAGATGAAAGGGGCGGCCTAAGCCGAGCCCCGTACCGCCTCCGATGAGGGCATCGCCGGCAATCAGGATCAGCGCGATCAAAGCCACGACTGTGATGATGAATCGAATCGCTTCAACGATCGGTGCGCCGATTCCCATGTTGGCGGCGAGCCAATTCAAGAACAGATCGACAAGGTAGAGGACGACGATCAGCACCAGAACGCCGACCGCAAAGATCACGATCGATTCCGGTGATGCCGCCAGGCCGGCGCCGCCGAAGCCAAGGACGCCGGCGACCGCGAGAACGAACGCGATGAGGATCAGGCAGCCGATCACGACCTTCGCTATCTTGGCGAGGAAGGGGTCCTTGGCGACCCTGTCGATCGTGAGGAAGAAGATGAAGCCGATCGCAAATAGCACGATGATGCTGATAAGGAAACCCAACAGCGATGATCCGTTCATGTCGCAATCCTCCGGCCCTGAGCAATTTTGACCAGACGATTAGGCTGGCGGGGCGCGACATGGAAACATGCCAGAGACGGAATCGTTCCAGACCTACGCCGACGAGGCCATGACCGCCGCGCGCGACGCGCGAAGCGACGAGGAACTGCTCCGCTTGCTCGAGCTGGCGGTCGTGTGGAGGCGGGCGGCGGCCTTAGAACGGACGATGACGGCGCGCGCCGAGAGGACCGGCACCGGCGAGCGGGGCATGATCCACCATCTTGTCATGGATGAGCCGCCACGCGCCGCTCCAGGTATTGTCGGCCGAGATCGCCGGAGCCATCAGGTGACGGACCCCAGAGATCAGAGTGGCGACCAGGAAGGCGACGAAGAGGATCAGCACCGGTCCCGGCGGTGTCCAAGAGAACGAAACGATGTAGGCCGCGGCGTAGGCGGCCGAGATGCTCAACGCGCAGAGGAAGAGCCGCTGCGCCCCGCGCAGCAGCGCCAGCGGGCAACGAAAGCCGGCCCCGGTCGTCACCGCGAAGGCGAGAAAGAAGATGATCAACGCCGACGATGCCAAGGTCCAGACCGCGGCGCAGCGGATCGTCTCCTGGCTGAAATAGGGAGCCACGATGTCGAACATGCTCATTCTCCTGGTTCCACTTTGGCGGCCGACCATTTGAGCCGGCTCGCCGCCACCCGGATGCCGGTGATGATGGGAAGCCCCGCGGCACCGACCGCGAACGTTGCAAAGCCGCTCGGCTTGAAGCCGAGAAGCGGCGGCAGTACCGGGCCGCCGTAGGAACCGACACCGGTGCCGACGACGATGGAACTCACCACCCCGAGCACTGTCGGCCTCGATCCCTGGGTCGCGAAGGCGGCGCAGACGCCGCCGGTAAACGCCGCGAAGACGTCCGACGGGTTGACCCCGATGTGGAGGAGAAACGCTTCCATGGCTTCATCGTTCCTCTTTTGCGTTGATAGTTTCTACCCAACGAACGGCAACGCCCGTCTGTATAGTGTCATCTTTTAGGGCGGAAGCGGCGAATTTTTTCTAACACCGGAATTGTTGTTGTCGATGATGATCAGGGCCGCGGCGATCTGGCGATTGATGTCGGTGATCTGAGACTGAATCTGGTCGATCTCTTTGGCGACGGCCGAGTTCGTCGCGTCCGCAGTCTTCTGGTCGACCGGATCATGAGGAACTCTGGCTATCAGATTTTTGAGATCTTGCTCAAGGATCGTGACCCTTGCCTTGAGATCGTCGGTTTCATCCCGCGCCGCATAATCGTGCTGCTGGCGTATGAGATCGCCGCGAATTTCGTCGGTAATCTTGTTGACGTTGGTGAACTCGGTCTGGGTGACCACCCATTGGGCGGACACCATGAGCCCGACGAGCGCCGCCGCCGCCGCGATGTTCTGCCAGGAAATATCCTGGTTACCCGCCGGCACCGCTCCCTCCGGAAGCGAGCGCATGTACCGCGGCCACATAGTTTTTCACGTTGTGGCAGGCGAACGCATCAATCATCGGCGTGCCGAACTGCGTCAGCGGAACCTGCTGGTAGGGAAAGTCCGGCAGCGTGAACGGAACCTGCGGCACCGGATCGTCGCCATACTTGTAGGCCGTCGTTGGGACCGACGTTGCGATCGCGACAAACTTGGCACCCCCTACCCGCGGCGGCGCGAACAGCGCGACCTTGGCGGGCGGTGTACCATCAAGCACGAACTCCGCGGCCAGCCGCTCGGCGATCGCCGCGCCGAGGCTGTGCCCCGTGACGGCGAACGGCCCCTTGGCGGCGATCGGGGCCAGCTTCGTCAGGACAATCATCGCTGATGCGTCGAATCCGGCGTGCACGAGCCCGAGCTGCGGGTGCTCGATCTTGGGATGGTTCCAGACACCGATGGTGCAGAATAGCTGCGCGACGGGGAGGCTTAGCGCGTTGACGGCGAAAAAATCGAGCATCCACCCAGGTAAGTTGTGAGTTCCCTCGATCGCGATGATGTTGAAGCCGTCGGGCCGCGTGGTCACGAAGGCGCGAACGGCGTTGTCGATGTACTCGACGTAGGGAACGGCGTCCGGCGCGTACGTCGCCGCGCAAAGATCGACCAATTCGCTGTCCGTGGGAAGCTGCATCAACTTTCCCCCGCCTGGGTCAGCGCGTTGTGAGCATCGGCGACGACGCGGCGATGAACGGTCACCATGTCGAGGAAGAGCCCGGCGTCGAACTGCTTGATGGCCTCGTCGATCGGCTCGCCGCCGGTGACCTTCGCCCAAGCCGCCGCGTAGAGGCCCTTCACCGATTCGGCGAAACCGTCGTCGAGCGCCTTGAGCACATCGTCGTGCAGGCTCATTGCCGGAGTCCTATCGCCACGCCGATCGCGAATCCGACGAATAGCGCCATCGCGATCTGGAACGCGAGAGCGTTGACGAGTCTGCGCCACCAAGGAAAGCGTCGGCTCATGGGCGATCCGCATCCCGCATGCAGGCGGCGTAGTAACCGGGCCCATCCCTTCGTGCCATGTCCTTGCAAATGGCCTTCCAGCAGGCGTGATCGCACTTGGCGACCGCTGCGCCGGGAATAGCACAGCCGGTCAGGGCGAGGAGGAACGCCAGCGCGACGATCCTGCGCATGGTCTACGCCTTGGGAGCGCTGCTCGGTGCTGGCGACGCCACGACGGCGTCTTCGTGAACCTTCTTCATGTTGAAGTTGCGCACGAAGCTGTAGATCGCGGCTGCCGCACCAAGCGCGATCGGCGCCGCGCCGGTCACCAAGTTGGCCCAGGTCGAGGCGTCAATGCCGTGAGCGCCGGCCCACGTCGAAGTGCCGGCGATGACAGCTAGCACGACGTAATTCTCGGCCTCGTTCTTGTTCGGGATCGGGTTCATTTTGGAAGGTCCCCTCCAGTGAAGAAAAATCGGCGCGCCTTGCCGAGCGCGCCGATTCAATACCACTGTGGCGTGCGCCGCACCAGTTACTTGATGCCGAGGTCGTAGTGGATGCCGGCCATGTACCACGTCGTCATCTCGGCGCTTGCATGGACGCCGAGAGGGGTGCCTCCGGCGGTGGCGAAGAGGCCGTTCATGTCGACCCCTTTGTTCGCGAACAATATTTGAGCGTAGACGTTGAGCGAGCCGTTGTTCGGCAGGCCGTTGGTGCCGAGCGTCTGCCAGCGGTAGCCGGTCTTAGGACCAAAGGAGAAGTTGAACGTCTGGCCTTGCAACGAACCGAAGGTTCCGTTGATTTCGGTCCCCTGTCCGACAATGCCGAAGTACGGGCGTGGGGTGGCCGCGACGTTGACCGCAGCCGGCAGCAGGCTCGTCGGATTGAACGTCGGGAACGGATTGTTGAGGTTGCTGCCGATCGCCGCGAAGAATTGATTGACCACTTCCGCGCCGACGTCTAACTCCGCACTGACGGCCCATCGAGAATTGACCGAGCCAACGGTGTTGGCGCCGCCGATGTTCTGATACTTGCCATCGACCTCGACTTGGCACCACGTTCCGCCGATGCAGGCGTTCCAGATGCGGCCGACATCGCCGACGACACTGCCGCCGCCAGCGGTGAGGTTGCCGCCGGTTAGGCTGAACGCAGTGCCAGAGACGTCGGAAGCGGCGATCGAGCCTTCCGTACCGGCGCCAATGTACCAGCCGGAACTCGCGGCGGTGGCGAAGGCTCCTGGTGGGGCCTTGGTCGGCATGTCGGCGGCGAAGGCGGAGGTCGCGAACGCCGCGGCCGCCGCAAGGATGATAGAGGTTTTCAAAAAACGCATGGCGATTCGCTCCTGAGTTGATTCGAGGAAAGCGAAGCCATCTTAAGCCGGCAAGGTGTGTTGTTACCGCAACACTCGTCTTTTATGTCGAGGCCGGCGCGGGAACCACTTCGATGGTGACGTCGCCGAGCCCGGCCTCGTCGGTGATGCCGATGGCGTTGGCGGCGATCTTCATGAGGTCAATAATTCTATCTGGAGGTGCGGGGCCTCTATCGACGATCTGCACAATCACAGGATCGCTCGCGGCCGGGTAGCCGCTCGGCGCGAAAAACTCGCGTTGGACCTTGACGAAGGTTCCGAGCGGCAGCGTCTTGTGGGCGGCGACGTACTCGTTCCAAGCCGCGACGGGATGCCCCGACCAAGCCGTCTTCTCGCTGCCCTCGGTGCGCCAGATGGAGGCGACGCCGGATTCCGTGTAGAAGTCGGTCATAATTGCATCGCCTTTTTCTTCGGCACTGTATGCCATCGCTTGATCGAAACAACGAGAAATGGTCCTACAAAATATCCGGCGATGAAAAACGGCGCGTAGGCATAGTTAGTCAGCGACGCGCCTATTCCGGTCAGCTGGCACACAGCCTGGAGCGCGGAGATCATGCCGACGCAGATCGCGCAGTTCCGCTCTGCCCAGTGCACCCACATAATGCCGGAGCCCTCGTAGAACGCTCCGCACCCGAACACAACAAATGCGGAGACATAAAACTGAACGGTCACAGCTCCGCTTCTATCTCGGCGATGAAGCCCTTCGCCGGAGCCGCAGCGACATCAGCCGCGAGTTTGGGCGCGTCCCCGGGATTGTAGATCGCGACGCCGGCCTGTTTCAGCAGCGCCTCCACAGCCCCGCCCCAGGCCAATTCGGGGAAGCCGTTCTTGGCCAGCCACGCCTTGAGCGCGACGTTCGTCGCGTTGCCGCTGGCGTCGTCAATACCGAGCGGCGGCGTCTGGCCGGCCTTGTTGAGGAGGACCTGGTTGATCGCGGCGTTAAAGGTCGCGTTCTTCGGGACGCAGCCGTTGAACGGTAGCCGCGCGCCGACATCGACGGTTGGAGTATGCAGCGAATCGGGATCGACGTTGATGACGCCGCCATTGACCGTGAGGTTGGCGACCGCGCGCTGGATGACGTCGTAGTCGCCCGCCGCGGCGTCCGCCGCGCTGTCGTCGAAGCCCATCGACTGGGTTTCCCACCGCAGGACGATGACGCCGTCGTTCTTCAGCTTGTTGATGAGGTAGCCACTGCCGTAGCAGCCGATCTGATAGCCGGCACCGAGCGCTGCAGCGAATGCCGCGTAGTACGCCTTGACCGCGTCGTACTGGCTCTCGGCGATGTCCATGTCGGTCGTCGGGCAGACGATGCAGCCGAGACCGGGCGGCAGGCCGACTGTCAGCATGAAAGCCTTGCAATCTTCCCCGTCTGCAGTGCCGGCCATCGCGCCGGACAGCGAGCGGTTCGCGGTGGTCTCCCACACGATCGCCAGATTGATACCGAGCAGGCCGAGAAGGATCGCCTCGGGCTGCTGGATCTCTTTCCACTCGTTCGACGGTCCCGACGCGGCATAGCGCCAGACGAAGGTGATACTGGCGGCGTTCAGGCCAGCGGCATAAGGAGATGTGTCGACGCATGCGTCGAAGCCGGTCGTGTTCGGAGGGTTCGTCATCGCGCCTGCTCCTTTGCGGCGGCGTCCCGCCGCTCCTGCGCCAGTTGATTATATTCTGGCGCCGTCATGTTGTGATCTTTCAGCCAGTCGAACTGCGTCTGAGTCATCGGTTTCTGCCCGACGCCCTGCATTCCGATTCGTTTCCATGGAAAATCATCACTCGTTGCCATTTTGGTTTCATCCCGCGTCATGGCAGAACCCGGATGTAAACCTGGACGTTGGCCGTCGCCGGGCTACCTTCCGCCTCCGTGATGCGAAAATACAGCGTCGGGTAGCCAGCGGCGGTTACTGAAATAGTCGAAACTCCGGAGATGTGCTGAAAATTGTTGGCGGTGGCGTCCGCCGTCGCGCTCACCGTAACGGACGTACTGTTGACAAGAGCCACGCCGGCGCCGCCCGCCGCCGTGAACACTGCGGCGCCGGCCGAGGTCAGGGAGGCGGACGCGCCGGTGATGTTGACCGACTCGACGTAGTAACGGCTGAAGCCGGATACCGAGGGTACCGGAAACGAAGTGTCGGCGAGGTTGTTGAAATTTACGCTGCTCAGATTGATCGAAAAGCCGAGGCCGCCGACGCCAGCTTGCGCGATGGGCGAGAACGAGATGCCGCCGGTCGATCCCGGCAATAGAGTGTTGGGATCACCCCCGGCAGTATCAACAACGCCGCTGCGGGAATCGATCAGGTATTTCGCGGCGGTGATGCCAGAGAAGCCGCTGAAGGTGATGCCAGCCAGGTCCATGAAAGAACCGTTGGTCATCGACACGACTTCGGTGAACGTCAGACTTGAGCCGCCCGTGATCGTAACGCCGGCATTGCTCGCTATCGAGCCGCCCTGAGTGCCATCAAACAAAGTAGTTGCGCTTGAGATGACGGATAGGTTGCCGTTGAAGATGATAAGCGCGCCAGCGTATGACGCACGAAGCATGGCCGTCCCGCTGCAATCCAGCGTCAGACCGGCCGCATAGACTATGGCGCTGTTGGCGACGATGCAGCCGTGAGTACCTTCAACTTGCAGGTTTTGGATTTGCCAGACTGAATTGACGTTGCGGGCTATGAAGGTCGGCTCAGTGGTGCAGTCGATAACGACATTAGATGGCGTCGAGGCATCGCCTGCGATGATCGCCTGCGGCGTCAGATTGTTGCCGAAGTTCGAGTTGCTGGCGAAATCAGGGAGAGCCTCGCACTCGTTATAAGTGCCATCGGCCAACTGGAACGTAAGAGTTTGATTGCCGAGATCGTAGAGCGGCGGGATCACGGTCAGCGCGTTCGCCAGCGTCTTGCATGGTGTCGTCGGCGACAGACAGCTGTTGCTGTCCGAGCCGGGCTGACAAGTAAACGCGCCACACGGAGACGTTGACGATGACGAATTGACATAAGCCGTCAACGACGCCGCGAGCAAAATTTTGGTCGGCTGTGGTGTTGGCTGTGGACCGGGTCCAGGTCCGGGACCCTGCGCGAGGGCGGTTGAGCCGATAACCGCCGCGACGATCATTGCGAGGATAAATTTCATCTTTAATAGACCACGACGCTGAATTTGTGACCGCCAGTTGCGGCGTTTACGCTGGTATTCGTAGTTTGGCCAGGAATCAGTTGCCAGATGCCGCCGGGAGGAATCCGGAAGTTGGTGCCGTTCACCCCGCCGGCAACGGTTGGACTCGCCGCGGCACCGACAGGGTTGATGACGAGATCCTCGGCGGCGGGCAAGTTGCCCTGATCGGCCGCCGACACCGGGTTTTGGATGAAGCCGCCATTTGGACCAGCGGCAACCGCGATCACCGGCGTGCCGCCGACGGTGACGACGGAGGCGGCGCCAGCGACGGGAGTGACGGGATTAGCCGCCATGTCAGCCGACCATTCTTAGTTCGGCGGCGACGTTGTCGTTCGCCGGCTCCAGGGCGCTCATCTCTTCCCAGACATGCAAATTGCAAACTGGGGTTCCGGCGGCGGTCGAGCACCACGTCGTCGTGTTGGTCGAGCTGTTCTTCACGCAGACCTCGTAGGTCTGTTGCGATGACGTGTTGGGCGCATCATAGGCATCGGCCGTGACCGAGAACACGCCGACACCGGATAAACTCAATGGCAATGTGTTTCCCACTGCAGTGGTGCAGGCGCCGCTGCCGCCGGACGCTCGAAACACTTGCCACGTTCCGTCGCTGCCGGACAGGGCGGCCGTTCCGATCGCCTGGATGTGAATCAAGTTGGCCGCGCTAGTCGGCGTGATCGAAACGGCAGGAGCTCCACCGACGTAGGATGTCGTGGATGACTGCGTCTGCGACGATGTCGACACGACCAAATGCTGCACGATGTCGCCGGCCTTCTTCACTCCGGGACCCATGAGTTGAACATATGTCGGACCGGTAGCCCACGTCCCCGCCGTCGACTCGGCGATGTCGATGTAGCCAATCTCGCGAACCGCCACGTTGGAGAGCGACGATGTCGAGCAATAAGGCGTTTGCGCTGAGCTGCCGCCGGTCGTCCCGCTGGCGCTGCTTTGAAGCGCTTGCTCGTTGATCCCGACGATGCTCGGCCCCGACGAGTTCACGGAATTGTAGGCACACAGCGCGACCGTCCCGGCGTTGTTCGCCAGATAGACGCGGAGCCGGCAAAATATGCTGCTGCTCTGGCAACCCATGGTGTGAGTCGACGCTATGGTGATGCTGAGCGCGCCGGTGATCGATTCGAAGACCGGATCGCCGTTCGCGATCGTCGCGTCGCGAAAGGCGACGAGGATCGGGTTCGACGCGCTGGCGTTCGACCCGTTGTTGCCGACGACCGCGATGGTCAGAGCGTTCGTCGACACCGTGGCGTTGATCTGAAGGTTCGGCGGCATGTTGAAGCCGAGCGACGAGTTTCCAACCGTCGACGCCGTGGTCGGCAGGTTGACCGGACCGAGCACCACGAAGCAGGAACTGTTGTAGGTCAGCAGGATCGGTTGACTGGTCACGATCTCGCCGCCGACAAGCGTCGTCGTCCCGGCGCCGTTCGGTTTGCAGAAGTGCGGCGGTGATCCGAAGCTATTGACGTTGAGCGTGGCATCGCCGGTGTTCGAGGCACCGGGATTGTAGATGATGATCGCGCTGACAAGATCGGCGTAGGACAGGACCTGCGGCGGCAGCGTGAGAGTCTGCGTGTTCGCTGAGCCGGCCCCGGTCCCGGCGTAGGTCGGAAACTGCGCGGCCGCCGGCGCCAGCATGGCTCCGAAGAAGAGTGCCGCAGCGACGAGGATTCTAGCGATCATGGCTTGTAGCTCCAGACGTTGCTGCCGTAGTAGCGGAAATAGGCGCACTGCCCGTTGACGTTCAGTTGGACGGACGCGGCATCGGCGATCGTCATGCCGGCCGGGGCGTTCACCGTCACCGGATAGGCGTTGAAGTTGTGGTTGAGATCCTCGATCGCGTAAAGCTGACCGGCTACCGCCGCCGAGGGAAGCGTCGTCGAAGATGTCGCCAGCGACGTGCTGCGGTTGAGCCCCACCGCACCGCCGGCGTCGGCAGTCGACATCGTGAAGGCGCCGCTCGCAGTGACGATGCGTGACGGTGACAGCGAACCGGTCTGCTGGAGCGCGGCCATCTGGCCAGCCGTGAGGAGGTTCGCGAAGAGATCGCCGGCGAGCCACGTCTGCGCGACGGTCCCTTCCTGGGCGCGCACCATCGTCGTGATGGTATCGCCGGAGATCGCTGTGCAGTAGACGATCTCCGTCAGCAGCCCGGTCGCGGCGTCGTTGAAGGTGGCGGCGAACTCCTGGCCGGCGCTCGGCGTCGGGAAGAGCGCCCCGGTGCCGGAGGCCAAGGTGACGGAGGTCGCCGCGGCCGAGATCGGGCCGGCGATCGTCGTTGACGCATCGTTGGCGAAAATGAAAGCGGTCACCAAGCCCTCCTAGACCGCCACGATGAACGTGGCTTGAAACGGCAAAGCAAGAACGCCCGAATCGATGCCCTCTTTGAGTACGCTTGCCAGGGCCGGCGGGTTCGGCCCGCTGTTGAATTGCGTGACCAGGTGGTTGAACGCCATCCTGTTGTAGCCGAATCGGTTGAACAATGCACCCCCGAGAATCGTCCTCGAGCCGCCGCCGAGCCGGATGGCGACGACACCGTCGCTGCCGAAACTGACGTCGACGATGTAGGTCTGGTCGATGTTCGGAGCCGTTCCCTGCGGACCGTAGAGGAATCGCATGATCCGGCGCTTCAGCCAGCGGACGTTGAAGACGTTCCCGTCGCCCTTGTAGAAATTCCAGGTGATGATCCGCTTGAAGACGTCGTCGGAGGTCGCCGTCACGTTCGACGGGCCCACGACCTTCGTCGCGTTGAAGGCGTGCGTATTGAAGGCGAAGGTGTTGTAGGGACCGATGTTTCGGTTCCGGCCCGAAGACAACGCCGGCCGAACGAACCCGTAAAGCCCCTCCGCCACCCAGTCCAGCAGCGAGCCGACGATCTGCGCGCCGGTATAGACCGGCAGGCCGATCGTGGCGAACCACGTCACGTAGCTTTGCGCGAGCGCGTTCCAGGAAGCGACGAAGGCCTGGAGGTTGTCGTCGTCGGCGTACTGAACGTAGAGGTACGATGGGATCAGCGCGGTCAGCGTCGTCGGCCCCGCCGGCGGGAAGGTGCCGGGCTGCGGCGTCGGCGGGTACGGCGTCTGAGGCTGAAGGACGTAGGCCGAGAACTTGTGTCCCGATGTCGCCGCGTTGACGCTGACGCTCGTCGTCTGGTTCGGGATCGTGAAGGCGCCGCCGGGCTGGATCGGGACCGACGTCGCGGTCTCGCCGACTGTCGCGTCCGCACCGGTGATGTCGACATAGAGTGGCTCGACGATCGCGATGCCCTGATCCTCGGCCATCGCCGGGTTGAGGATGGCGCCGCCAAGGACCGGGCCGAAGACAGCCGTGACGGCCTTCCCGCCGACAACAACCTCGCTGGCGACCGGGGCGTAGAGCGATACGGGGTTGGCGCCCATCGTTAATGTTTACTTTCGTTTTTTAGATCGCAACACAAGAGAACTGTCCGGTCGGCGTGCGGGCCATAAAATATTCGTTGATTCGACTCTGCATTTGGCGAAGGCATCCACAGCTTCGAGTATTACCGCTCATCAGCGATTTAGCCGCGACCATGATCTCGTTGCCGCAATCGCAGTGAGCGAGCCAGCGTCTTTGACCACGTCCAGCATCGAATTTTCGCGGCAAAACATGCAAGACGGTCAAATGACCAAATTTTTGACCAGAAAGGTTTTTTCTCATCCGACAGCCACATGATCTGGCGCGACCACAGTTCAACAATTTTATTTGAATTGCCGATTCGGCACCGCAATCACATTTGCAGAGCATCCATCCGCGTCCAGCTGTGGCCATAACCGTAAGCTGACCAAACCGCCTGCCGATTAGATCGCGTCGCAATTTTCTGCATCCGCATGTTTTGAGACCGCCCTTGGTCAGAACACTAAGCGGAACCTTTCTATAATTTCCGCAATCGCAACGGCACATCCAACCTCGATTAGCTTTCCCGGTAATGACCAGCATTCCAAAACGAGAACCAACAGGCGATTGAATCTGTTCTGCTGGTGACGATATGGGTCCACCAACAAATTCGACTGGAAAGCCAAAACCCTTGCGCCGAATGCTTCTCATTGACTCGTCCTATTAACCTTGTGTCACGGTGATGCCGGAGCCGAGAGGATCGGTATAGAAGCTAGATTCGATGTCGCCGAAAACGAGCAGCGTCCCGGCCTGTGGCGGCGTCACGATGCCGTTGATCGAGACCGTGAAGGTCAGCACCGATATTTGCGAGGGATCGAGCACGCTCGCCACGGCCGTCTGGAAGGTGCTGTTCATGACCCCGACGTTGATCGGTTGTCCGGCCACGATCGAGTCGATGTAAGCCGCGATCGCCGGCGCCGCGAGCTGCGCGACGGCCGCCTGCGAGACGAAGTTCGGCTGCGCCGTGTTCCACAGCACCGCGATCGTCACCGCCTGCTGCGGCGGGTCGACGAAAATCACCGAGTAGGTGTTCGGGTAGTCGAGAAGATTGACGGAAACATTGCGGAGATTCGGTGTCAGGACGCCGCCGCCGCTGTAGGCCGGGTAGCCGCTGGTGTTGATTCCGATGCTGAAGGACTTCTCGGTGAGAACGGTGACAGTGAACGATTCGCCGTTGAGCGGAATCATCCCCTGGATTCCGGTCGCGACCGCGACCTGCCCGCTCGAGTAGTTGTGGTTCAGGTTCGTCGTGATCACGGCGTCCGCGGCCTGCGTGACATTCGTGATCGCAAGCGTCGAGCCGACGAGCGTCGAGACGTCAAAAAGCGCCTGGAAGATCGCGAGCGCGACCTCGTAGGGATCGCCGCCGCCGCAGATGACCTCCCAGCCACCACCGGCCGCCGTCTGCTGGATGACCGAGATCAGCCTTTGCTGGACCCCGGGAACAGTGCCGAGGAGCGTCTTGAGGAAGGTCGGCATCCCCTGCGCCACCGCCTGTCCGGCTTGGAGGACGCGGGCACGGTACTGCTCCGAGGTCTCCGCCGGACCGCCGGAAATCCCGGCCGCCGGGTTCGAGCAGGTCAGCACTATGCCCGACGGAACCGAGGTCACCAGGTTTGTCACGGTGCCGGCCGGGACCGCCCAGGAGCCAGCGATCGTCGCTTGGCAGAACAGCGGCGCCGAGGTTCCACCGGAGGCCACGACGCCACCGTCCTGGACGACGTACTGGTAGGTGCCATCGGAGACCGTGAAGCCGACCGGGATCACGAAGCCGACTGTCCCGGTGAACTCGACGTAGACCGACGTGTTCGTCGGCACCGCCGGCGCCGAGCCGGGACCGATGTAAATCTGGCCGAGCTCGAGCAGCGTGAAATCGTTGGCACCGAACGGGGTTAGCGAGTTGATGGTCTCGACGCGCGCCGAGTCGATCTCGGCGAGGCCGCCGACCTGCGTGCTGGAAACGTCCTCGATTAGCGATCCCGGAAGCGACGACGTGTAACCCGGCACGGTCGCCGCGACAGAGGCGAGGAGCGCGGCGAGCAGCGCGGCCGGCGGCGTCGGCTGCGCGCCGGCGGCCGTGACAACTACGGGAATGTCCGCGCTCATTCCGGCACCTGCAGCACGGCGACTGCTCCCTGGTTCGTAACCACGTTTATCTTATAACTCGGCGGATTGCTTCCCAATTTCGTGACGATCAGAGAGGCGAAGTATTGCGAGAACTGCTGCTGCGTCCGCGTGACGTAAAAATCCGGCTGAACCTGCTGGATGATGGTCTGCTGATCGGGGATGCCGTAGTTGGCGTAGAACGGCGATTCGCCGAGGTTCAGGAGCAAGACTTGGCACAGAGTTGTAAGCCAGACAGAATCATCGAACCCGTTCGCGTCGGTCGTGACCTCTTGCCAGTAAGGATAGCCGGCGGGCTGCGGCACCTTTCGGCTGCCGTCCGAATTGAGCGCGAAAACGCGACCCCACGTTCTCATGGTATCGTCATCCGATCACCAGCACCGAATATGTCACGGTCGCCACCGGCACTGTACCATTGAAAGTGTTCGTGACGGTGAGCGTGACTGTGTTCGTCGCCGAGACGTAGGCGGTAAGGATTATCAGGCCGTCGATCGCGGCGTTCTGTCCAAGAGAAACGGCATCGCCGACCTGCGCTCCGGCGACCGTGACGGTCTCGGTCTGCGAATCGAAGGCTCCGAGCGAGCCGCCGAAGTTTGTCGTGATCGAGCCGGCGAGAATGCGTGCGACTGCGACGCCGCCGTTGACGGTGAAGTTTCCCTCGATCGCGAGATCGGCTTCCGCCGTGAGGAGGCCTTCGATCGTCGCGGCACCCTCAGCGATCAGAAGCCCGGAGATGGTTGCCGGACCATCAAGGGCGATTGGTTCGCCGCTGGCTGGCGTGATCGCGACGCCGCCGGCCGACGTCGCGACGGAGTTCCCGAACTTGTCGATGAGGGAGAGCCCGCCGGCACCGGTGATTATTTCGTTGCCGTTGTCGTCGATAATCGAGACCCCGCTCGCAGTAGTCGCGATCTCGTTGCCATTCTTGTCGACGATCGAGATTCCGGTTGCGCTGGTCGTGATGGTGTTGCCGTTGCCGTCCTTCAGCACGTTGCCGGTCGACTTGATCGTGAGCGATGAGGTCTTGTCCGTCGTGCGGATGATCGCACCATCGGGACCGTAGATCACAACCGCGTTGGGATCGTCGGTCGGGCTCCAGTTCTTGTTGCCGATCGGCGACCAGATCAGCGTCGAGAGGTTCGCCCGCTGCGAGAGGTCCGCCGTCCCGCCGCCGAGCCCGCTGACGCCGCCGAGATAGGCGTCCGCTGTCATCACCCAACCGAGGCATCCCGGCTGGATCGGCAGCCGGACGTACTCGGAACCGATCATCGGCACGGTGACGTTCGGCAGCGTATATGGCGTGTTCGTCAGCTCGAACTTGACCGTGACGATCCCGGAGCCGACCACCGAGACGATGGAGGCCGGGAGCGATTGGCCGATGATCGCCATCGCTCCGCGGACCTTCCGCTCCGCGAACTGGTTGAGCGTGCGGGCGAGCGGTGTTTTTTGGCTGCTGTCTGCCAACGATGACCCCCGACTTTATGCCGCGGCCGCGGCGCCGACGAGCTTGTTCGGCGCCAAGTCTACCACGGTCACCCAGGAATCCGCCGTCGGTTGCCGGAAGTTTCCGACGTGCCGTAGCCCGGTGACATAGAAGCCGCCCTGGAACGTCGCGTTGAGGTTTATCAACGAGGTCGGCGCCGCCGACGAGTTCGTGATCAGCGCCTTCGGCATCGTGATGGCGCCGAAGTACGGAAGGTCGGCGCGCATCACGGTTTTCATCTGGATCGTAGCACCTTCGAGCCACGTCGGCTGGCCGATGAGGTCCTGGAAGGCGATCTGCACGTTGCCGGCCGGGTTGTCGCTGACGGCGATCGTCGATCCGGCGACCGAGATGTTCACTCCGGGATAGTTCGCGGTCTTGATGACGTCGAGGCTGGTCTGAAGGACGTACTGCGACAGCTGCTCCAGCGTCGGATAGAAGCCGACCTCATCGTTCGGCCGGACCAGGCCGGAGTTTATGTTGATCTTCACCGTGGAGCCGGGGAAGGCGGTCTGCAGCGACGTTTGCAGCGCCGACGCCAGCGTCGTCCCGGCCTTCCAGTTCAGCACGATGTTCTTCGGCTGCGCCAGCGTGCCGACGCCGCCCTTGGTCGACGAGTTTCCGAACAGCGGAACAATGACGAAGTCGAGCGTCTGGTCGGTCCCGATCCAGTTGCCGAACGCCTGGAAGATCGTCCCCTGGACGAGAAGCCCGGCCTGCGCCGGATTCGCCAGCGGGAGACCTTTTTGCATCCCGCCGTAGACCGCGATGTTCTTGCCGTTGAGATTGGCGGCTTGGTTGATCTCCTGGATACTAATTCCCCAGACGCGGAGGATGCCGGAGCCCTGCGGCGTCGCCTGCCCGATCACCGGAATATCCAATTCGATATTCCAAGCCGACGGCAAGGTTTGCCCATTGACAAATGATGTATAGCTCGCGCCGCCGAGCAGGCCGGCAAAGCCGGGCGGGACGAAGACCTGCCCGCTGCTCGGATCGGTGATGACGATCTTGTAGTACCTCATGGGAAAAATTCGTCCGCCAGAGCGACGAGCGGAATCAACGGCTTAACGTCGAAGTGGACGACTTCTTGGGAAAATCTATTTTTTTCGTCCACCCTTCAGCACTCCTCGAAGACGCCGTTTGTCAGGTAACCATGCCAGTGATAGCCGGGCTTTCCCTGGTCGGCGCCCTGATGATGGATTCCGATCGACGGTTTCAGCGTCATGTGCTGATCGTCTCCGGTGCGCGTCCACATCGGCGTTCGATCTTCCGGCGCCCATGCCTCCGGGTTGAGCCGAACGAACGACCATCGTCCACACCCGCACGGACAGCAATGGCTGAAGCCGACAATCTCCTTACTATCCGGATGGAGCGTGAACTGGATCGCTCCCGGCTTGCCGGGCATCTCCAGCACGTCGACGATAAATGATGCGGCGTTGCGCTTCATTCGGAGGTCTCAAATTGATTCGCCTGCTCCCGAAACACCAGCGTCGACGTGAAGGGATCACCGTTCACGTCCAACAGGCCGCCGATCAGGTTGATGTTGTAGGCAACCATCCCTAGGACCGTCGCCGCGCCGGGATCGGCCGCGATCGGCCAGGAGAATGCGCTCGGCCCGGTGATCAAACACGGCACCAGACCGTTGAAGGCGTCCGGCGAGCAGCCGGAGATCGTCAGACCCACGGTCGATCCGATCTTGTAGCCATGAGGATTGACCGTCGTCGCGATGGCGCGCCCGTTCGCCCAGGACAGCGCCTGGAGCGCGATACCCGTCGGCGAGCCGACGACGGCGCGGCAGCAGGTCAGCGAGCCATCCGGTGCATAGAGGTTCAGGTAGAAACGCTGGCCGAACAAACTCCAAGTTATGACCGCGCTGTAAACCTCACCGTCGAGTTCCGGAGAGAATAAGAATGGAGAAACCGTCGTCGGAACAAAGTTGGTGAAAGTCGTCATGGTCCATTCGCTCCGATGAGCGGCGACGCCACCCCCGAACCGACCGGGGCCTGCGCCGAGGGCACGACCGCAGGCGCCGCGATGCTTCCCGGATTGCCGACCGCCGGTCCTAACCCGGACCAGGCCGGCGCGCCGCTGATCGGCACGCCGCCGCTTATCATCGACATCAGGTTGTTCTGCGCGTTCTGCGCGTCCTGGAGCGTCAGCAGCGGCAGCTCGAAGTCCCACTGCCAAGTGTTCTGCGCCTGCGCGTCGTCGCTCCCGGAAACATCAACAAGCCGGAGGAAGACCGCGTTGGTGTAGAGGAACGACGGCGTCGCCACGATGTACGTCCCGCCGGAGGCGTTGTGCTGCTTGATCACCGCCTGGAGCGCCATCATCGTCGCCAGCTTCGCAGCGTAGCCGGATGGATCCTTCACCGGGCAGATCATGCGCAGCGAGATGTTCGTCGGCTGCGCGATCACAGCGTTCGCCGCCACGGCCTGGTTGGCGAACGGATACTTGCCGATCTGCTGCTCGAGAAGCGAAGCGCCGGCGATCGGGATGAAGCTCGCGAAGAAATCGTCGAGGTCAGTCAGCTCATCGCCGCCGGAAAGCAGGCCGTCGACGAAACTCAATGCCTGCGTGATCGCGACCACGGGCAGCATGCCGCCCGGAATGTTCTGCGCGATCCCGCCCTGGAAAATGATGGGCGATAATGTGAACGAGAGTTTGAAGGCCGCGAGGCCCGCCGAGATTCCCATGTCAGTTCTTCAGCCCGTTGACGGTGACGTTCGCGTTGCCGCCGGTGTTGTTGTTGATCTCGACCTGGACCTTGTCGTAGCCCTTCACGCTTCTCGCGTATGCCACGTAATCGCGACCATAGGGACCTAGCTTCATATCATCGCCCCGAGCTTTTCCGCTATGATAGGCGGCAAGAACGCGATCGAGATTGCCGTGATAGCGTTTAAGCAAGTCGGCGAGAATGATCTTGGCGGTAGCCTCATTGTAGGCAACGTCCTGAAGCCTGCTCGGATCGCGGCCATACTGCTTCGCCGTGCCCGGCATGATCTGATAAAGGCCGGTCGCGCCATAAGGCGAGACGGCATGCTCCATTCCCGGACGGCCTCTCGTTTCATCCTGTCGGACCAACGATAGAAGGTCGGTCATCGGATCGCCGCTGATTGGAATCTGCGGGAAGGATGCCCATGCACTGTTTCGCAATAGCCAATTCGCGGCTGGATTCTGTACGGTTTCACCGCGAGCAATTCGACGTGAATTTGCCGCCGCCAGGCGATCGCTGATTCGAGCGCGACCTTCCGTCTTGTCGCCGCCAAAGCCGAACCATGAAAGAAAGTGCCCAATCGCAGAAGCCATATTGCCGACACCAGTGACGAAGTTTTCAACTTTTGTCGCAAACTCGTCGGTTCCTATATAGGCGGCAAATTTCTCAAGGCCCTGATCGACAGTTTTAATCCAGCGCTCCAGCGCCGGACTGCCGAGGAAAGCGCGAACAACATTCTCGAAAGCACCAGATAGTTTATCGAGCCCCGGTGCCAGAGGCGCCAAGCCGCGCACAAAGGTGTTGAAGATCGACGTGCTGGCGTTGGAGAGCTGCGTCGAGAGGTCCTGCCACGACTTCTGGACGTCCTGCGGAAGGTCGAACTGCGTCCGGCGGGTGCCGTACTGCTTGAGCAGTTGCGCGAACTCGCCCGGCGACGTATTGCGAAGCCGTTCCAGGTCCTCCGGGGAAACGAACTGCCCCAACTGGCGGGCGCCGATCACCTGCGCGAAGAGTGCCGGGTTCGTCGTGTCCGCGATCCTCTTGAGGTTTTGCAGAAGCGCCACGGCGGTCTGCGCGGTGTCGCCTGCGATCTCTCCTGGCGTCAGGCCGGCACCGAGAAGGCCGACGCGCTTGGTGACGTCGAACTTCGCCCCGGCGACGCCGCCGAGGAAGGAATCCGGATCGACGAGCCGCGCGAAGTTGGAGAAAGCTTGCTGTTCGCCGTAGCCGAGGCCGAGCCCGAGCGAGGATCGGCGGCCGGCCGATACTCCAAGCGCCAGACGATCAATACCGAAGAGGCTACCAGCACCAAGCAACCCCGTAACAGCGGTAGTTATGGCGCCCCATCGCAAAAGCGACAGGGTGATGTCTTTGACATTGGATGCGACGCTCTTGGTGCTGCGCGCAATATCGCGCCATCTGTCGGCGGTCGTGCGCGTGATTCGGTCGGCTTCTTTTTGAGCGATTAGAGCCAGCTTTGCCTGAACATTTTGGGCCGCAAATTTGGCAACTAGCTTTTCAAAACCAGCACCCGTGCCCTTGATTTCCTGATTGATCTTTTGCCATGCGGCCGGGGTTGCCTGAAGCAATGCCTGATATTGCTTGTAAGTGTTGTAAAACTTTTGAAAATTGACATCGTTGACATCGATGTCGAGTACGCTGCGAACAGTCATTTTCAGTTACCCCGCATTTCGCAAGTATCTCTGCCGAAATTCGTGGGCTGATTCATACTCCAAATCGGCTTGCTTTATAAACTCAGAGAAGCCCTCCTCAGCCGCCCAACTCAGCGCGGCACCGACAACGGTTTCCCGTCCAGCGTTGCAGCCGCAGGAGCGGGCTCCTCGCTCGCAGGTGCAGGGGACGTCGTCTCGCCAGAATTGGCGGTCGCGGTCGACGTCGGCAAGGAAGCGGCGAACTCCGTAGAGTTCAACGACGAGGTTCGCGCACCCCAGAGAGCGGAAGCGGTCTCGATCATCTCCTTGCGCTGCGCGCGATTCAGCGTCGCATATACGGCAATAAAAAAAACGATGGCGTTCTCGACCTCCGCACGGTCCTCGTCGCCGATGATCTTGCGGTCGACTGCGATTTGAAGCGGGATCGGCTGCCAGCCGTTCTCCGAAGGCGCGATGACCATCGTGAGGCGCCTGATCTCCTCGACGAGGCCATTCTTGACGCCGACCACGCCGGCGGCGGAATCATCCTCCCAAACGCCGGTTTTCTGCGCTAGCTGCCGGAGCAGGCGCATCGCCATGCCGGGCCCGGCCGCGGCGCCGAGTCCCTGGTTGAAGATCGCGGAGAACGTCTGGCCGAGAATGAGGAAGTGCTGGTCGACGACCTCGCGCGAGAGCGGCGTCGAGTGGACGTAGGCCCGGACGGTCTGCTCGTCGTCCTCATAGATCGGGACGACGAAGTGAAGCCGCTTGTCGATCCTGAGCGCCACGTAACGATTCCGAGGTTTAATTAAAGAGCGAAGAGTTGACGTAGTACACGCCGCGGCAGGAGACGCCCCACACCGGGGTCGTGCCGCCGAGGTTGAGCTCGCCGACCGTCTCGATCGCCATGTTGCTGACCTGATACGGCGAGAGCCCGGAGGTCACGTCCGGCCATACGATTCCGTCACCGATCAGGGCCAACAACTCCATCTGCGCCTTGTAGGCGTCGGAAAGCGGCTGCGTCTTGAGCAGCGGGATCGTCACCGTGACGCCCATGTAGGGCTGCGGCGACTGGACGACCCCGGTCATCGTGCCGTGCTGGACCGACGATTCGCCGTCGAGCCGCAGCGTGATGCCGGCCTTGTCGAGGTACGGCGCCGAGACGTTCAGCACCGGGAAGTCGGTCCAGGTCACCGCCGCCTTGAGGAGGTTGAGCGTGCCCTGATCGACCAGCGGGTTTCCGGCCATGTTGCAGTTCTCCTATCAGGCCGCGAAGTTGCTGACGGTGATGTTGATCGTGATCGACTCGAACCCGCGCAGCGGGGTGTAGACGATCGAGAAGCCGCCGTAGGAGCCCGCCGCGTATGCGTTCGGATTCTCCGCGATGTAGTCCTGGAACGGCTCCGCGTTGACGACGGTGTAGCCGTCGTAAGTGCCGGCGTTCAGCGCGGCGGCGAAGTCGGCGGCGTCGAGCGTCGTCAGCTTGACGGGATTGAGAACGAGACCGTTCGTGATCCCGGTCGTCATCGTCGAGATCAAGACCTGCTGGAGCGCGTTGATGCCCTGCTGGTCGTAATAGATCGGGTTGATCGGGTTGTTCGATCCCTGGATCAGCGCGGCGGTGACGTTGAGCTGCGCGTTGATCTGAACCCAATCGACGGAATACCAGAAATTGAACGGGTTCCCGTCCATGGTGTTGCCGCCGATCAGGATGTCCTCGGAAATCCCGCCCTGCGCGCCGGTACCGACGACATTGATGTTGCCGGCGTTGAGCTCCGAGAGGATCGAGGCGTTGCCCTGCGTCGGGAACGGCGTCACCCCGAACAGGTAAGAGAGGTTCAGCGGCGTCACTTTGTTCGTCGACGACGGCTTGTAGTTCAGCGTCACCCAATAATCGGAGGCGTGGCTGAACTCCGTCGACGGGATTCCGGACGAGGCGTAGAGGCTTTGCAGCAATTCTCCAAGCTGCGTTTCCGCCCCGATGCTCGACGGCACGCCGAACTCGAGCGTTGCCGCCGTGGTCTGAAGCCCGGCCTCGAAGTAGCCATTCCAGCCGGCGGGCAGGTTGCCGGCGAGCTGGAAGGTGTCGCCGGGAAGCACGTTGTGGTTCGTCGTCGTGACGGCCGAGGCGACGCCCGCGGTCTGCGAGAGCGAGATCAAGGCGTTCTGCGCCCAGACACCGTATTCCGGGCACTCGACCATCGCGACGATGCTTTTCATCGCCGACGTGTAGGCCTGCCAATTCTGCAGGCTCGTCGTGACGAAGAAGTAGGTCTTCGCCGTCGTCGCCTCAAAGTTCGCGGCGAGCGCCAGGAAGGCGGCGTTGCCGTCCCAGTAGCGCGGCACGAGGTAGGAGTAGAAGACGCCGGGATTCGCCGCAATCCAGGTCGTCAGGAAGGCGCAGCCGTCCGTGGCGTTGCCGGCGCCGAGTTCCAGGACGTAGACGCCCTGGCCGGAGCCCTGCGCGAAGAACGTCGTCGCCATCGCCAGCAGTTCGGAAACGTCCTCCAGCGTGTAGATGATCGTCCCGGTCGCCGGGGAGGTCGTCGATGACGGCACCGAGAAGGTGAAGGTGCTGGCCCCGGTGATCGTGCAGTATTGCGCGCCGTTGTAACTGGACTGGTTCGCCCCGGCGACCGTCAGCAGCAGCTTGTCGCCAACGGTGAAACCATGCGGGGCCGTCGTCGTGGCCAGCGCGTTGCCGCCGCTCTGCGTGATGCTGGAGATCGCGAGCGCGCCGGTGAGGATCGGCGTCAGACTCGAAAGCTGCGCCAGGAGCGTCTTCGTTCCCGGCGACGTGTTCGTGGCGCCCTGCGAGATGAAGGCGCCGGTCTTCTGCAGCGTCGACGGCGTCGGCGCCGAGAGGACGCTGACATTCACCGCCACTATGGGATTGCTCATGATTCGCTCCTCTCAGGGCGCCCGCAGCGCAAGGCTCCGTGGCTCACTGATAGGCGAACGAAACGACCTGACCGGTGCCGAGCTGAACCGCGATACCGACGAGGCAGGGAAACTCGATCGCAATGGGACCGACGGTCTCCGGGATAACCGCGACCTCGTTCGCCGTGGCGATCGCAGCCGTGGTCGCGCAATCGTTGATGGTGCCGGTGCCCGATCCCGCCACCAGGACGTTCGCGCGGACGATCGAGCCGGGAGCGGCCTTCAGGACGAACGGCGTTGAGCCGTTGGCGTACAGCTTCGTCTGCGTGCCGCTCAATGTGCTGATGGTGAGGTTGCCCGCGGCGTCGGCTTGCGCCGGGTTGGTCGTGCCGGCGGGGCGTTGGGCGTTCAACTGGACGGGGATCGGACCTTGCGGCATGGCGGATTCCTTTTCGTCGTTTGCATCACGCCGGAGCGGTCATCGCCTCGGCGAATGGACACAGTCGCAACACTTCGTCGGCCACACTCACGTCCTCTGTAACAGAATCCGGATCGCCCTGCACGCAAATCCTGTGGCGGAAATTCCACCAGTGCATCGGCCGGGCTCCCCGGAGCGCCCAGGACAGGATTTGCCCGACGTCGATCGGCCACGGGTTGTCGCCCAAAACCTTGCTTTTCGGGGACATCTCGACGATCGCCATCTCGTCGGGGTCGGTGACCAGATGGATCTCGGAATGGCGGTAGTTGTCGACCAGGTCCATGTCGATCGTGCCGTCGAACTTGAGCGCGCGGTCCTTGACCACGGCTAAGGGATGAAGGTGGAAGGCCCGCAGGATGACCGAATCACCGTTTCGAAAGTAGATTCCCCACGGCAGATGGCATTTCCCGGTCGGCCAGTAGCAGGAGCGCGTGATCGGGTGCGGCCGCCGCAGCGACCAGGCCAGCAGGTCCCGCGCTGGAAGGGGCCCCGGCGCGCCTAGGAAGCCCGGCAGCGTGCGTGTCCCGCAGGTGACGATTGCTCGCTTGCCCTGGCGGAAACGCCACTCGGCGGCCACGAAGGCCTCCCTGGAGACCATTATATCGGCGTTGAGGAGGACGACCCGCTCGTTCGCCCTGGCGCTCTCGATCGCGTGGGCGTGGGCACCGGCCATCGCCCGCATCGGGTTCTTCGCCTTTTGCTCGGACGGCGCCGGGACAAGCGTCAGCTCGAGATCGCCGAGCGCCTTGGCGACGGCCACCGGATCGTCGGTCTGGACGACGTAGCGGACGTGGATCGAGCCGCGGTATTCGTCGTCGAGAGCGGCGAGCGCGGCGCGGTGGGTTCGCAGCACCGGGCCGAGAAACAGCTTCCGGTGATGATCGCCCCAGGCCGGGACGGCGACGATGAAGTCGCGGCTCACCGCTTCGGTCCCACGCAGAGTGCGAGTCGGTAGTGGGCCATGGGCGAGAAGCCGGTATGAACAACCTCGTCCGACATCGAAAAAATAAATACGTTCTGGAAGAACCTTTGAAACGTATCTTGGAAGGCAGCGCCAGTCTTACAGTTGACGTGGCCGGCCCGACTTTGCGCCGAGGCGTGTGTTTGCGATTCGAGCGACGGGCACCCCGCAATAAAAACGCCATCGTCCCGGAGAGACCGCGTGATACTCGAAAGCGCCGCTATCTCCAGCGATGGCGCTATATGCTCGAGAACGTCAAGAGCATAGATTGCCCGATAAAGGCGATTGGCGATCGGGCCATTGAGCGCAATATCGTGGACGATAAAGTTTAATGGCTCAGCCGCTTCGTCGGCATATTTTTTCCATGTCTCGTCAAAATCGACGAGGTCGAGATGATCGCCGACTTCGGCCGCTACGATTCTTGAACCAAAACCATCCCCGCAGCCGATTTCCGCGACCGGCGACATACCACCGATCATCTTCGCCACGAACTTGTAGCGCGCCAGCGTGAAGACAAGTCGCTTCGGATCGCGCCGGTAGGCCTCGCTCGCCATCGGCCCTAGCGTGACCGGCTCGGCACCGAAGCAGGCGGCGTATTGCGGCTCTTTGGTCTTCACGGCTTCCATCGGTGCACTCCCTGTTTGCGTCCGATTCCAACATCGACCATCAGCGCGGCCAAGCTGTCAACCGTTTCACCAGTCACGCGCGTCGGCCGAATGATTGCCCCGTCGATCGCCTGGACGTAGGACTCGACCTGCGCTTTCTGGCGGGCGTAGGCGGTCCCGCCGCACCATTCGACGGCGTCGCTGCTGACGTAGACGATGAACGGCGAGGATTCAGAAAACTCCCGTTCCTTCTTGATCCACTCTAGCATCGTCACTTGGTAGCGCCGCGCGATAGCGATTTGCGCGTCGACGTTGACGACCCACGATTCGGCGGTCCCCTCGCAACTCGCAAAGCCCGGCTTCGCGGCAACGAGATAAACGACCTCTGCCGGCGGCAGCACGTTGGGATCGTCCGCGCTGAGATCGAAGAACAGCTTGCCGTCCGGCATCATCCAGCCGGCGTGCGGTCTGATTCGCGGGACCAGCGGGCCGGGCGGCTCCCGGCGCGTCGTCGCCAGAAAGTCGATCCCGCGCTTCTCCAGCTCCGCGCAAAGCGCGGTGCCGATCAGCCCATTGCCGCCGATCACGAGATGGCCGCTCACAGCCGGCGCTCCAGGTTGTGCTTCAGCGCGACCTCGTAGCCGGGTGCCGTCTCGCGGGCTCCGGCGTCGCGGCGAAATAGCGCGACGACCGCGCGGGCACGCAGCACCGTCGTCGGCATCTCCGCGAACGGCGCGTCGTCGAGGTACGCTGTCGCGACCGTCATGCGGGTTTCGATCCGAAGCCGAACCGTCGCGCCGCGGCGAACCTCGCAGGTCCCTCCGCCGCCGAAGGACAGTCGACCATCCTCGACCAGGAAGCCGAACCCAGTTGGCATCAGCGCTGGCATGGCGCCATCATCGAAACCGAAGAATAGCGAAATGTCTTTCGTGCGGTCGAAGCGGAGCCGCGTCATCGCGACGTTCGCGCCGAGCGCCGTCCGCCAGGAGAAGGCCTGCAGCACCGCGACGCCGTCCATCTCCATCGTCTTGCGGACCATCTCGGAATCATTGAAGCGCTCGATCGCCGCTGATCGTTCCGGATCGGTGTCCGGCGTGCCGAGGAACCAGTCGAATATCTTGACGAAGGAGCCCGGCAGTTCCGGCGGCGTCACCAGATGCCAGTCCGCCGGCGTCAGACCACGCGCCTGATAGAACACGGTCGTCACCGGATCCAAGAACATTTGCCCCAGATGCGCCGGCTGAACGATGCCACGCGGATCATAGACCGTGACGTCACGAATCATCTCGTTCATGCCGCAAGTCCACCGACGTAGAAGGTCGGGACCGCCGACGTGATGATCTGGCGGGCGATGTCGCGCACCCGGTTCTGGTGATACGAGATTTCAACCTCGAAGGTCTTCTTCATCGCGATCGTCGCTATCTCGCTTTGCGTCCGCTTCTCGTCGCGCGGCACCGGCGAACTCATCAGCCCGAACAGGTTGGTGTCGAGACTGTACTGATTGAGGCAGTCGAGGAAGTCGAGCGCGTTATAGTTCCGCGTGCCCCACAGCGTGATTCTCACCCGCTCCGCGCAAAGTTGAGAATGCGACGAGGTCTTACCGCCGATGTGCGGCGCCATCGCCAAGGCCCGCGTGCTCTCCGGGAAGATGTGCACGGTGCCGAACGGCGGCGTGAAATTCTCCGGAGCGAGGAACGACGGGAAGAGCGTCAGGCTCGGATTGCCGAAGCCGTAGGGCGGATCGTAGCCGTTCATCCCGAGCCATGCTGGCAAACTGTCGGAGACGACGACGTTGCGCGAGTCAAAGCCGGATAGATTGTCGACGATCTGTGTCTCCATGTCGGGATAGACGGCGAATCCGACGTAATGCCAGAGGTCGGCCTGCCGGTAGAACGACGAGCGGCTCGAGAAGGCGAACTTGAGCCCGTGGTGCTCCGCGATCCAGAGCTCGTCGGGAGCGACATCGTTGAGATCGTTGATCTCCTGAAGCGACGTGAAGACCATCCGGTTCGCGGCGTAGGTCTCCGCCTCCTCCTGGCGGGTGTCGGTCGCGTAGTGCAGCGATCCCTGCGCGATGAAAAACGGGGCCGCGATCTTGATGTTCGGCGACTGATTGAAGCCGGCGCGGTTGAAGCCGGCGGCGTTGTAGATCGCCGAGTTGCCAAGCGTCTCGGCGCGGACGAAAAACACGTAGCCATCAAGTGGAAGAACCAGACGCCTGTACAAAGTGAATAAAATTTCTTGATTCAGCGAGATCGCGTTGACGCCCTCGGCGAGATCGGAGCCGAGCGGCGTATCAGCGGTGAGGGCTTCCTCGGCGTTCGCCACGGCTCAGCCCTTCTTCCGGCTGCCGGCCTTCGCCTCCGCGTATTCCCACCCGGCGCGCTGAAGATGGCTCGCCGGCCACGCCAGCCGGTTGCCCTTTGCCGGCCGCGTCGAAATCCAGGACTGATCGGCTTGGTTCCACCTGAAGGCGATAGGATCAGCACCCGTCGGCGGCTTCAGCATGTGGACCGAGCCGTCTGCGGTGCCGGTCGGCGGCAAGCAGTTCTTCTTCCCGTTCGCTTCGGGCGGCAGATCTGGCGGTCCGGAATGGACGAGGTAGCCGATGCCGGGGACGAACTGGTGGTGCGTCGGTCTCTTCATCGCCTCGACGCGCGAGGCGAGTGGCGGCGTGAAGACCATTGCGGCGACTCCCTGTCAATCTATCCAAGCGTGAAACGATGCCTGATACAAGCCCGTATCGATGAAGCTAGGCCGTCTCGGACCTTTTCTCAACTTGAGCCTGTGGTTGACGCCTTTTAGCGCCGCCTGGGTCGGCACGCCGGGATAGCCAAGTGCTTCCATCTCCTTGTTCGATAGAAACATCTTGAAGCGGTCCTCGATCTCCGAAGTCGCGGTGCCAAAAGGATCGTTCGACGGCGGCGCGCCGAGCAGGACGTTCTCCAGTGCGCCTTCCAGGGAGTTCTCCAAGTAGCCGGCGATGTCGGCCTGCCGCTCCTGAAAGAAGATTTCCATGATGTGGTAGCGGTTCTCAAGAAATTCAGCCACGTCGCCAGTCGTCACTGTGCTGGCCGAAGTCTTGCGGCGACGACGCCCCTTCCGCGGTGGCGGCTGGGCTTGGTTGTAAGGCAAATCTGCGACACCTAAATGGAGGATCACTGCACTGTCTCTGCATATCGCCAATGATATTTATAGGCGGAACGCCAATGGCCGCGTTTTCGACATACCGCAACAATAGCAGATGGTGAGGCTTTGGACTCGCCCTTCGATTTAAGCCAATCGACTGCAGCACGAACGGTCAAAAATAATTCTCCTGTCTCTTCGCAAATCACCTTTCTAGCCATTGGATGATTCCCACCATGATAAGTGGGCGGACGATTTCCATTCTCAAGAGAGATACGACGTTTCTTTTCTCTATATTCCTTTTTTGAGGCTGTCATGATTATTGACGCATTGCGACGCGCAATCATCTCTAGGTTTTTATTTAGTCTGCGAGCGACCTCTTGTTTTTTAGGAAGCACTCGTTGAGCGCTTTCAACCATTGCAGCTGTATGTTTTGCTTTATATTCCGGGTCTTTATATCTCAACAACATAGTTTCGCTTCGCCGCTGCTTTACTTCCGGTAATTTATTTGTCGCCCTAAGTGTTGCGGCGCGTTTTTGAATAAGTTCTGGCACTAATCGAATGCCATCTCCACCATTCGTCAAATTTACTAGCCTCGCCCCGAGAGCCCTGAACTGAGCGATCAGCTTCATTTCATGATCAAAAGCGTTTTTCTCTTTGGCCCAATACTCAACAATTTCGACGATGAAACCTTTTTCCGCTGCGCGTTCACTCCACAATTTGCTTCGCCGGTTGGTATCCCAAGCTCTTTTGCGCGTTCCCTTCCCTACATAGAAAACGCCAGCGATTCTGCTGACACCAGATTGCCTATGAATGTAAGTGTAAAACATCGGGCCATTATAGCTCGATTCCCTCAAAAACACCTAAGTGAAGCGTCAGCATCGTCACGCCGCCTTGTTGAGCCACGCCGGGGTCATCGGTAGGTCGCCAAGATTCCGCTCGGGGTGACGTTCATAATCTGGCTGGAAAACGGAATGTCGAATATGGCACTCGCACACTTCGTGACAAGGGCCGGTGCGATGGTCGGTACGATGAGATCGTTGGCGCCAGCTAGAATCGTAGGCGTCGCGTTGTATGTGGCGCAATAGACCAAGGCGCTTCCCTTAACATAAGGGACGGTGCTCACGCCGATTTTCTGGACGGCGTTGCTCGCCAATCCGGTGAATAAGTAGACGTAAGCACCGCGCGAGATGCCGGCACCGCTTCCCCAATTGATAGTGACCGTGACAGTTCCCGAATTGGCCGGGATCACGGCGCTGAAGATGAACTCGTTGGTACTGTTGCTTACGTCCGGGACGCTGATCGTGATGTTGCCAGCCCAGCCGGGGCCGGTTCCGCCGCTAAGCACGACGGTGCTGATCCCCGGCGAGTTCTGTGCCCCGCAGGCAAAGACGGCTAACCCTGCGGCATTGTTTCCGAACGCGGCGGTGAAGGTCTGCGCGGCTGGCGTCCCGTTGTAGAAATTTGATGCGATAAACGAATAGGTACCAGTCGCCGCTAGGGTGGGATCAACATATGGACCGAGCACGTTCTGTTCGATGATGCCCTGCCATTTGGCAGTGCTCTCATCACCGGGAAAATACCGCAGGCCGATCCATGCCAACGAACCGAGTTCAACAAATTGCGCTGGGTACGGCGCGTTGCCGCCGATCTGGCCGCCGACTCCCCCGCCGCAGGCTTCATAAAGCGCCGCATAGCATGCCTCTACGGTATAGGAACCAGATTGTCCGGTGTCCCAGGCCCAGTTCATCATATAGCTGAGAAATTGGCTGTTGCCTCCAAGCCCAGAACCGAGAGAGCCCCACAAATTGCTGTCGAGGGCGCCCCCAAGACTTGAGCCGCCCTCATAGAAGCCGAGTCGAATAGGCCCGGTGCCATAGATCACCCCGAAGGTGTCGGAGATCAAAGCCTGCTGCTGGATGAACGACGGCACGCTGTTGGCGAACGTTGGCGAGAGGCCGCTGCCAGACGCCGTAGTGGCGTAGCCGTTATCGGCGGCGCCAATCATGATAGACTCGGAGATTTGCTCCGCGAAATACGTATAGATCGTAGGGTATTGGCTTGGGCTTGACGTGTGATTCGCGGCGCCGTTGTCCATCAGATCAAACAGCAGACCGTTGGCCGCATAGCCGGAATACTGGCCCGTGTTCGAATAGGTCAGACCTGTCGTGTTGATCGCGCCGCTTCCGCTGTTGCCGCCGTAGTTGGTGAACGAGAAGCTTGATGTCGTCGCCGCCGAGAGGACCACGTCCTGATTGTTGAGCAGCGAGCCGATTGTCCCCGCGCCGGTGTTGCTAAAGAAAAGCCGGACGATTTGTGCGGCGGTCAAGCCGGCGGCTGTTGCGGTCGTCGCTTGGCTTGTCTGATAGACGCCGGCGCCGCCGGCTGTGCCGGAAATCTGGCCGACGATGAAGGTGCCAGCAGGCACGCCGCTGCCGGTCAATAGAGCGCCCGGCGCGATGGTGCCGGTAACGCTGGTGATGGCAAGCTGGTTGCCGCTTGCCGTGCCGGTGAAAGTCGCTAAGCTGAACGGATTGCCGCCAGTACCGCACTGGCAGGTTGTCGTGGTCCCAACGCTTACGCTGGAAAATGAGCCGTTGTTGGCGCCGATCCCGGTGCTGCTCTCTCCATTGGCGAAATAAACCGCCATGTCCATTTCGTCGAACAAATTGCTTAAATTTAACCCGGCCGGAACGCCGCTGACACCGGGATTGTTGATAGCATACAGGGCGCCGGCAAACCCGGTCGTCGATACCGCTATGTTGGTTGCTTGAGTGCCAAGAGCACCGCGCCAACGCGACCGCTGCGTCGGTCCATAGACCGCGTTGACGATAGCCCAAAGCTGCGCAGTTCGGTAGCCGGCAAAGGCATAGGCTTGGCCCGAGGTCCCGGTGCCGGGATAAATCTGCGCCTCGCAGTAGTAAAAATTACCCTGCGCGAAGTTCCAATTTTCGTTGCCATATTCGAACTTGACCCAAAGATTGGAGTTTAAGTTCGATTGAAAAAATTGCGCGATAGCCTGCATCCCGGCATTCGTCATCGCGTTCGGGATGTTGTAGTGGACGTTGCAGCCGGTCAGGTTGGCGAGCTGACAGATGATGCTCGGATGCACACCGCTTTTTGGTCCATAGGGGCCGTTATACGAGCCGACGATGGCCAACGAAGTCATCGCCTCAGACGCGACGGTCTGAGAAATGTTGACCTGGTAGGTTCCGTTCGACCCAGTCGAGCCCGTGAGCTGCTGGACGACTACGGTTCCGGCCGCGAGCGCTCCGGTCGTATCGGATAACGCGACGTTCGGCCCGACGTTGCCCACATCGGCCGCAACGAGCCCGCTCACTGTCAACGTCGTACCGGAGATTGCACCCGTGAAGTAGGCTTGTCCTCGACCGTATTGAGCAATTGAGTTGTAGTTTGCGTCGGCAAACTGCGAGATGTCACTGATCCCGCCGCCATCAATGATGTCGTTCCAATCCATGAAACGCAGGACGCCGAACGGTTGAACGTCGGCAACCCAGTCAGGATTAAAGTATTGCCCGGCCGCGACGTTGGCCGCATACTTGGACTGGAAGATTTTTATGTTATGCGGCGGGTCGCTTTTGTTGGTAACCGCGAACTGGACGCCGAGATTGTTCACCCCGGTCGTACCTAGCGTTATTGTGCCGCTGTTGGCGCCGAACGACGACGAGCCGCCGCTGCCGGGGTTCCCGGTCAATGTCGCCGTCGCGGTGCCGCTCCATTCGACGGTGAACGTCGCGCCATACCACCACGGATTGCCGCTTAACGAAATGTATTGATAGAACGGTGTCGGCGTGAAAAAGATGCGACTTATAGAGGTCACATCGGACGGGCACGGGTTGTTCAATTCCCCGGTGCTCGGGTTGAAGTAGGCGGTCCCGCCGCCGGGCGATGCGGTGCCCACCGCGTTCCACGCCGCTTGACTATTTACCGTCCCGTTGAGTGTGCTGACGACGGTAGTCGTAGAGGCCGTCAGCCACCAGTTTAGAAATGGCACCTCGCCGGTATAGTAGGAAACGCCGCCGACATTCATCAGCATGCCGCCGCTGGTCTGTGGCGGGATTCCGTGAACAGGCCATGCTGCGGCTGGCGACGTTGCGACCAGCGTCGCGGCCAGCGTGGCGGCCAGGAACTTGCGGCGCGACATTCCGCGCCGCTCCCGGCGCGACGTGCTTACCGCGAGGAAGGTTGATACGTAGAGCGAGGCGATAAATTTTTTGATTTCGAACACATCAGCCGCCGATGATGTGGCCGCCGCCACCGACGACTGGTGGATTGATTGTAAAGCCGCTGTTGCCCCCGTTATCTGACGAGTTAGTCGTCGTCAGCGTACCGGTCCCGGTTATCTTGAAGCCTATAAAGTTGCACCATGTGCAGGACGAATTGGAACCGATTGAAAGGGTTGCCACCCCGGTGCTATTCGCGATCATGCCCAACTGCGCGCCGCTGGTGCCCGTACCCGTGATTGCTCCCGTGACCGTCGTAGTGGCGTTGTTTGGAAACTCAATGAGGTTCGCCCCGGTCAATGTCATGGACGCGAAGGTCGCGCCGCCACCGACGAAACTGACGCTATTGTTGGCTGTCGAGATCGGACTAGCGTTTCCAGTTATTGTTATCGCGCCGAATATTGATCCGGCTGTTGTGAAAGTGCGACCGCTCGTCGGCGTAGCCCCAGGAGTAACGATGAGCGACGCCGACGAGCAGCTTATTGTCCCGCTGACATTCCAGATCGTGCTGCCATTGGTATCGAGCGTCCATGTACCGGAACCGCAATTTATACTGCCAGCACCAGCCACCGAGCCGATGGTCACATTGGAGTTATTCGTTGTCGCATCAACCGTTCCCGCCGTGAGCGTCAGCACATAGCTTAAGGTCGAAGTCGAATTAATACCGTCCTCTAGCTCAAAGAAGCCGCCCGACCCATTGAATGTGACGTTCTCAAGCGTGTTGTGAGACGGGTTGGTCCAGATTGTTGTCGGACTGACGGACGTGCCGGTCGTTGACGTAAATGCGATAGTGCGATTGGACCCTTCTGACAAAGTCAGACTGGCGTTCAAATAGAAATAATTTCCCGCCGTCGTTATGACGGTGCCGGTCGCCGTAATGGATAGCGTCCCAGCAAAGGCACCCTCGCCGTCACCAGACAGGTTCGTGTCGAGACTGTTGATCGTGATTGCGGCGGCAACGGTGGATGTGCCGGCGGTGAAGCCATCGAGCACGATGTCGTCGTAGGGTGAGCTCGTTGCTGGAGTACAGGCGCACGATAAGCCGCCCGGCGTGGCCGACCACGCTGTAATCGTCCCCCAGTTCGTTCCCCCGATCCAGTAACAGGTATGGGCGCCCCCATGAACCGCCGTGCCGGTGCAGTTCGCCTCGGCCGGCGTCGGCACCAGCGCCGCACCAATCCAGACGCAGAGCGCGACGAGCGCGAGGCGGAGGAAGGTTTTCATTTTGTCACCGTACAGGTCAGCCCGATCCGCCAGCCTTCCAGGCAAAGCTGCTCCGGCGTCATAGGCTGCGAGAAGATCAGCATCTTTGCGGGTGGCTGATAGTTATGTACGACGCTCAGAAGCATCACGCACCAAAATGCGACAATGGTGGCCAACACAAACTTCATGGCTCAGTTGTACCCGATGGTCAGCGACATCGCCGACGCCGTGGCGTTCGTCGTGTCGTTCGTCGCGTAGCCGCTGGTGACGCAGATGCTGATGCCGGTCGAGAACGGGATGCCGAACGGCAGCGGGATGTTGATGCCGCCGACCGAGGTCGAGGCCGGTATCTGGATTTGAGCGATCAGGTTCGTTGCACTACCGCAGCCGTTGAAGCCCGACGCGGCGTTGTAGAACCGCAGATAGTTCACCGTGGCAGAATTGTTCTCGGCGAGAATCCAATAGACCTGGCCGGCGCCGTTCTTGACGTTGGTGTGGTTGTCGCTCGCCGCCGGCTGCAAGAAGTACGTCGTGTAGCCGCCCGAGGTCACCAGCGAGGGAACGACGCCGTTGCCGTTGGCGACGGTCGGGGTCGTGTTCAGCGACATCGGCTGCGGCGTGCCGCTGGCGACGCCTTGGACACTTAGAACTTGCGTCGATGGTGTTCCCGCCGTGCCCGGCGCCGAACCCGCGATGGTGGTCGTGTCCTGCCCGACCGCGACGCGCAAGGTGCCAGTGCCAACAGCACCGGCTCCCACCGACGCCGTCGCCCCACCGATCTGAGTCAAGTTGACCGACTGGTTGGCGACCAGGGCACCGATGACATTGGTGCCGGCCGGGATGCTGGATTGAACGGCGGTTATCAGCGCTGAAAGCTGGTTGTAGAGTCCCTTGAGCAGCGCAACAACCGACCACGCATTGGTGCTGTTGTTCGCGGCGCTATCGGTCGTCGAGCCCTCTGCAGTATCGGCACCGTTGGCGATGGTGACGGCACCGCCTCCACCGCCGCCACTGCTTCCTGTGCCGCCAGCGAACTGCGCGCAGCTTGTCATCTGCGTCAGGTTGACTTTCCCCGTCCCGGTCGCGGCGAAGACCGCCAGCGTGGTTGCCGGGCCGACGTTCAAAATGCAGAGGCCGCCCGTCGGCAACACCGGATTCGATGCCGACGCCGTGATGTTCGACGCGCCAAGCGCATAGTTGACGTTCACCGTGGTGCTCTGATCAGGGACGATCAGAAGCGCCGGGAAACTCTTCGTACTGGCAGGTAGCGCAACGCTGGCGGAAGTTGCGCTGCTCGACGTCGCCGATGCGCCGAGATTGCTGACCGACTGCGCGGTGGCGAGGCGCGGAGCGAAGCAGAGCGCCGCGGCGATCAACCCGGCGATTGCGATCTTGCCGAGATGCTTCATGTAGGTCCCGCCTTTCACCTTGGCGAGATGCTCGTCGACGAGCGCCTCGGCCTTCTCCGCATCATCGCACGATTCCCCGCCGATCACAGCCGCGATCTCGAGGAGCGGGAGACCGCCATGCGCCGCGAGGAATTGCAACGTCCGGCCGGTCGTCTTCTCGATCGCCGCGCGGTGCGGCTCGACCAGATTCCACGGAACGCTGGTCCGCTTCTCCGATCCGGTCACCGGGAACGTCAGTCCGATCATGAGATGCCCCACGTCGTCGGCCCGTAACTCTGGGCCAGACCGAGATATGTCCGGCCCCAAGGAGTCTTGAGGTTACCTAAATCTTTCAGCGTAAAATTCTTGGCGGCGTCCTGAACGACCATGGTCTCGCTCGTTGATTCATCCGACGCCGATTGTATCACGCCCGACACGAAGCCGAGGATGTTCCATTTCTTGCGCGAGTATTCAAAGAACGGCAGCGGCGGATTGCTGCCGTCTACCGTTGGCGCATCCGGCAAATCCTGCGCGTAGTTGAACACGTTGTCGGCGGCGAGGTTATAGACCGCGAGCGCGAAGATCGACCAGCCGCCGGAGTTCAGCACCGCGCCGGCCGAATCGGTCGACGGGACCGGGATGCACCGAAGCGCGGGATTGACGATCGCCAGGGCGACGGCGAAGGCCATCGCGACGACCGGGGAATCAGACGGAAGGATCGTCGTGCTGATCCCGACGACGTTGATGAGGAAGGCCTGGAACCCGGCGAGCGTCGGCTGCATCCGTCCTCCTCGCCACGATCAGGCTCGCGGGCGCGATCCTCGCTTCGCCCGGCCGGACGACGGCTTGCCCGATGACGGTCGGCCGGAAGCCGGGGCGGCCGCGGAAATGCGGTAGCCTTCCTCGATCCGCTTCTCGCCGGCCTCGCTCTGCTCTTCCTGCTCGAACTCGACCTCGACCGCCGGCGTCGGCTCGATCTCGATGCCCTTCGCCGCGAACTCGTTCGACACCGCCTGCGTGATCAGTTCGTTCGATGCGACCGCGGCTCGAGCCCGACGGTCGATTCCCTCCTGCGTGAGCAGCCCGGCGTTGAGGTCCATGACGTAGCGGATGGTGTCCGCCGGCACCGGACGGTCGACGTTGAAGACGAACGGGATCTTGCCCCTGACGCGGGGAACCTCGGCGACGCCGACCATGCCGTACTTGCCGAGCTGGCCGCAGATCGATTCGACCTGCTGAAGATGAAGGTCCTTGTTGCCGATCACCACCTGACGGCCCGGCGCCACCGGCTGCTTGTTGGCAGGCCGAAACGCGATTTCCGGAGATCCCTTCGGCGTGAAATCGAGGCGGTAGTAAAGCTCGTGATTCTGCCGCGTGCAGTTCGCGACGTACAGTCTGGTCATGGTTTCGGTTCCCTGTGCTGGTGCGGAGGATGGCCTGCAGGCGTCCGAGTGCCCACCATCTCTCCCCGTCCCGGACTTCCTCGTCGGCCGATTCGGCTTCAGCCCTTACTGATACGTCATGCTCACAATCGTAAGCGCTTGGTAGCGCGGGGCCCATCCCGACGTGATCCTCCATTCCTGCACGAAGTCAGTCGCGCCGCCGGCGAGCGGCGAGATGATCTCGCGCGGCGCCGCCATGTCGCAGTACTGCGTCAGGCAGACGTTGTTGCCGGGCGCCATCTTGGCGAACTCGCTCGTGTTCACCGGCATGTCGCCGTCCGGTTTCGAGACCTCCGGCATCGCCAGGATCACGATGTCGGTGTCGGAGTTGACCCCGGCGCCCTGGAGCGTGTCGTCGTACGCCCAGGTCAGATCGTCGCCGTTCGACATCAGGATTTCCTTGAGCGTTCCCGCAGTCGACTGCGTGCCGGCGCCGACGCGCTGGTACTGGACGAGTTCGACGACGTTGTACTCGAAGAGGCCGAGCGTCCGCTGCGGGCCGAGGATCGTGAACTTCTTGCCGATCCCGAGCTGGTAGGTCCGCGTCTTGATGTTCAAAATCTGCTGCGCGAGGAAGAACGCCATCTGGCCGTTGTCGTAGGTGACCACGGTGTCGTTGCCGTTGGTGTCCGCCGGCAGGTTGACCGACGTCGCGCCCGGCGCGTTGAGCAGGCCCTCGCCGTTCTGCGGGTTGAAGCCGAAGAGGTTGGCGTCGCGGGCCAGCTGGAAGTGGGCCTGCCGGCCGCCGAGGCGGTAGGCCTCCGGAACGGCGAAGCCCCAACGACCACCGGCGGCGACGTCGTGATGATCATACTCGGCGCGCACCTTCTGCAGGTACGTCGGAGCCGAGAACATCGTCGCTTGGATGTCGACGCCGGGCAACTCGTTCATGCTCGCCGTGCCGGCCGCCATCTTGGTCCGCAGGTTCAGCTGCTTCATGTAGACGATGAGATCGTCCTCCGCGAGCCGAACCCGAAGCTGGCCGTCGGCGAGCGTGTCGACGAAGCCCGAGGCTTGGCTGTACTGAAGCAAAATCTCCGGCTCGATGAACGAGGGGTTCAGCGTCACGTAGGCGTGGGCTTGGATGGTCACTGGGTCAGCTCCTTAGAAGAACGTGTTTCTTCCTCGTTCGCGAGCGCCGAAGAGAGCGCTCAAATCTGGATGACGGCGCACGCTCCGTTGTAGTTCCAGGTCGCGTAGCCAGTCGCCGAGGCGTAGGAGACCGTCTCGCAGTTCGTCGCCTGGACGTCGAGCACCTTGACGTTGAGCGCTTGGCTCGCCGAGCCGCCGACCGTCAGCGTGCCGCTGGTGATCGTCGAGGCGCCGAGGCCGGCCGCGGCCTGATAGGTCACCGACGTTCCGGAGGCCGTCAGCGCCGTGAAGGTGCCGGCGAGGCTGGCGAAGGCGCCGGTGCCGGAGAGGCCGGCGACGGTGATCGAGTCGCCGGCGTCGAACGTCACCGCAACCGCCATCACCAGCGTCACGATGCCGGTGGTGTTGTTGTAGGTGCCCGACGAGATCGTCAGCGAGCCGAGGTAGGGGACGAGCAGCTGGTTCGTGAAGTCCCAGGAGACATTCGCCCCGATCGGGCCGGCGCGGAGGTCGATCAGCGCCGGGTCGCAAGCCACGGCGATGCGAGCCAGCGAGCCGAGCGGATAGACGGCAACCTGCCCGTAGGAGCCGATCAGCGGCACCGGCGACTGCGGCGACGTCACCATTCCGTAGGCTTGGTCGAAGACCGAGAAGCCAGCAAGCGCGGTGTTGCCGGTCAGCGCGGTGGCGCGGCCGCAGATCGGGCCGAGCGAGTAGTTCGGGTTCGTGGTGCCGCCGGTGGCGCTGCCGGGAACATCCATGTAGACGCCGACGCCGCCCCACATCGGGAGCGTCTCCGTGTTCGCCAGGAGGCAGCCGCGGAGCCGATAGCGCGTCGACGGATCGGGATAGGCGGTGCCCTGCCGAAGACCGGTCGAGGAGACGTTGAAAAGCCCGGCATTGCCGGCGGATTGAGCGTACGGGTTGAAGGTGACGGTGGCGGGCATCGGTCTTGTGCTCCTGGAGTTGGTGCGCCTTCGGTTCCCTGTCGCGTCGGTCGGATCGGCGGCTCAATCAGTTGCCGCCGAGCCCTCGCATCTTGAACTGGCCGGTGCCCTTGAGCTGGACGTTCCCGACGAACCGGTTCATCCACGCCGCCGGCTCGCCGACGAAGGTCACGTAGGTATGACCGCCAACGGTTTTGCGGATTTCCCGCAGCTTTCCAGCTCCAACTGTAGCCGGGCTCATCGCGGTGCGGCTGGCGTCGGCGTAGATTTGCGTCTCGGCGACGGTAAATGCGGCGTCGTCGGCGAACGCGGAGCCGGAAACATCGACCGGTTTCCAGGTCTGGCTGTGCTGCTTGAGGTCCTTCGCGATCCGGCGGCGGTAAAGCGGTGCCGTCTCGCCGAGCAGCGGGCGCGGCGCCTGCTGGCCGAACTTCGAATAGACCTCGTCGGCGCGGGCCTGCGCGTCGACCATGGCGTGGAAGTCGGAGTCGGCCTGCGAGGCCGGAATTTTCCTGGCCAGCTCGTCGATCCGCTTGTTGATGTCGGCGGAGTCGGCCTTCGCGGCGTCGGCCTTCTTCTTCTCTTCCTCGGCCTCCGCGTCGGCTTTCTTCTTCGCGTCCTCGGCGTCCTTCTTCGCCTTGTCGGCGGCGAGGCGCTCCGGGTCTTCGGCGGCAGCGGCGTCGGCTTTGCGCTTCTCTTCGGCGTCCTTGCGCTCCTTTTCGGAGGCTTCGAGCGAATCCATGCGCTTGCTCATGGAGTCGCAGAACTCGTCCATCTTGGCCAGCGTCTTGTCGAGCGCGGTGCCGGCAGCGGCGTCCGCCTTCTTCTTTTCCTCAGCTTCGGCGTCGGCCTTTTTCTTCGCGGCCTCGGCTTCCTCGGCGTCTTTTTTGGCCTTGTCGGCTGCCATTTCCGCGTCCTTCTTGGCCTTCTCTTCTTCCGGGGTCATCGCTGAGTCCTCTCTTGATTCGGATCGGATTCCGGTGGGCGGCCCCATCTTGTCCCAGACACCGAGGGGCGCAATCGCGACGTGGTCGAGCAGGGACGGGTCACCTTCGATCAGCACCTTTCGCCCGTCGTCAGTGGTCAGCTTCGAGTTGACTTCCACGTTGTGGAAGAAGACCGCAGGCGACGTCGAAAGCTGCTTGTCCTCCATTTCCCGGGCGGCATCGTCGTCGTAAATCTTGGCGATGCCCCAAACCTCGCTTCCAGCGATATACGGCAAAAAAATGCTTCCCACAACTCTTTCGGAGAACTCTTCCGAGTTGAGCATGGATTTTGCGGGATGCAGCCAGATCACTGGGAGCCCGTTGCAGCGCGTCAGGAACTCCTCGTTGAGATAGTTTTCCGGGTTTCTGTGGACGAACTCGTTGTGCTTGGTCCGGTAGGCGACGTCGGTCCCGGTGATCCGAATCGCGAACAGCATCACCCCGGCTTTATCGTCGCCGTAGTATTGCGGCGAGGTCAGACGGCCGTCGGCGATGGCGCGGGCGACGCCGAGTTCGTTCATGCCGAGTCGGTCGAGAGCGATCCGGCATCCGGGATGAAGCGGCTCCGGCGGCGCATCGAGCGGAGCCCACGCCCATCCGTCGTGCTCGTCATTGAGCTCCGGCGTGAACTCGTTGGTGACCTTCTGGACGAAAACGGTGAAGTCCACCGGTGGCAGCGCGATCGCAGGAGCGGGAATGAGCGGCTGCGCGGTCGCGACGCCAGGAGGAGCCGCCGGGGCGCCCGCGGCGACAGGGATCACCGCCGGCGCCCCGAGGCCGACCGCGGCTTGCGCCCCGGTAGCCGGTTTCGTTCTAGTGAGATAGCGGCGCTCGCCGTCGGGAAGGAAGCCGATCTCCTCCCTCGTCTCGCGGATGGCGCACTGCTCGGCGGTCTCGTCGCCTTCCTGGCCGCCGCCGGGGAAGTCGTAGCACCCGGGGCAGTCGGGCGCGCTCATCGTCCGCCGCAAGAACAGCGCGGTGTTGTTCAGGGAAACGAAGAGGATGCCGGCGGCTTTCATCACGATTTATCGGTCCCAAATCGGATGAATAGTGTTCGGCGCAATGCCGAGAATTTCGCGCAATACCGGAGCGTTGGTCGGGTCGATCTCGCTGACCGGATCATGGATTATTTCGATGAAGTTCTTGTGGTATTGATGCTTCGATTTGAGAGCATCCCACTTCACTAACACTGTTTCGCCGCCGCGTTGGACTCTTATCAATTCGCCTTCTCGGTCAGCGTTTTTCCGAGGCGTCAACCATTCCAAACCCTTTTTGCTGAATCGACATCTTGGCATTTTAGTCACCTGCTACGAGCACAATACGCATCCATCCGCCCCATCACCGATTCCATCTTCGCAAAAACGTCCTCGATGTTGCGGCCGTGAAGTCGGGCGGTGTGATCGGAATCGCCGCGCGATTTATTGAGCGCAGCCGCAACGGCTTGCTTCTGCGGATGTCCAGCGTGCACCATTTCGCTGATGTTCTCGCTGATTGTTTCACGTGAAGTGCCGGACTTCAGCGGCATGGCGTCACCCGTTCCGCTCGCAGGCCTCGACAAACGCTTGAATCGAAGCCGCCTGACGATCAGCGGCGATGTAGCTGTCCTCCTGGCGGAACGTCCAGACGCCGTCCTCGTATCGAACGATCGAGAGTTCTCCGGCCATGTTCAGGTTGATCGGGAAGTAGAATCCGGTGTGATCATTGCTCGGCGTCCCGGTCTTGAAACCGGCCGCCTTCAGCTTCGCGACCAGCGGCGTCGCGATGAGCTTCTGAAGCTCGCGGTCCGTCATCTGGAGTTCGCGCACGGGCTCAGGCCCTCCGTTCCCGGCGCTTCCTTAGCACGGATTCGCAGATCGCACGATCACCGGCCTGGTCATGGTCGCCCTCAATGGCGATCCGATGCTCGAAGAACCACTCGTGCAGCGGACTTGTCGCGTAGAGCCGGGCCCATTCGACGACGGTCTCCTCGTCCATCGGGCGCGCGCCGACGCCGAAAGTACGCTCCGGCGGCGACAGTTCGGCGAAGGCCGCCTCCGCCGCGTCGGTCACGACGTGGATCTCGTCCCGCGCGTAGGCCTCCGGCAAATCACAGTCGATCGTGACCCCATTGAAGCCGAGATCGCGGTCGACCACAGCGGCGAACGGGTGAAGGTGCCAAGCTCGCAGCACGACGCTTTTCCCGTCCCGAAAGAACACGTTGGAGCACATTTCCGAGCGCCCGGTCCCGAAGAAGCACTCCGTCGTCGAATGGTGAGGATGCCGCATCGCCCACCGCAGAAGATCGGGCGCCGGCGCGCCAACCGGCGGCAGTGCGGCGCCGTCGGTCCGCGTTCCAGCCATCATCACCATCCCGGTCCCGGTCGCGATTCGCTTCTCCGCGGCCGCGAAGAGTTCGATCGAGCAGACCATGTCGGCATTGATGAAGCCGAGAACGTCGCCTCGTTTCGCCATCCTGATCGCTTCCTGGTGGCAGGCACCGAGGCGGTAGTGCGTCCCCTCGATCGGCGGGACCGGAAGCGTCGTCAGCGCGAGGCCGCGGCCGGCGGCCACCTCCGCTATCCTGGCGCGGTCGTCGGTGTGGACGAGAAGCCGCGCATCGGCCTTGGCGTGTCGGAGCGCGGCGGCGATCGCCGGCAGCGCCGACTTCTCGAAGGTGCTGAGACAGCGCTCGCCCCAGGCCGGGATGACGATGGTCCAGTTCATCCTCTTTATTGCCCAGAAATAAATAGTTCTTTGAGCCGCGCATTGGCGCGTTTGATCATTTCAAGCCGATCTGGCGTCTTGTCTTCAGAATAGCAATCAACATAAGGCGTATTATCGTTATTGCCGTTGTTCCGAAACTTTCCGCCGAATCCAAGTGCGCCCATGAAACGCCATTCTCGACAGACGAGCATTCCGCGCTCGTCGGATTTTGTAATACCGCGAACGAAGGCTTCACCATCGCGCGGATCAAAGACTTTGTGACCACATTCCTCAATCAAGATTTTGAGGATGGCGCAGGCTTGTTGATCTGTTATTTTTCGGTGCATCGCTTATCTGCGCCCCTTGTTCATAAACCGCTGCCAAGCCTTCTTGTACTCGTCCTCGGGATCGCCGTGCATCGCCCGATATTGCGCCTGAATCGGTATCTTGTCGCTGGTCGAATCTTTCCGCTTTTCGGCAACGACCACACTGACGAAGTCGCCGATCAACGTCCCCGGCGTCGCCGAGACCGGCTCGCCGCGGTGATACGGTTCCCATGGTATCGGCACCCACGGCCCGCCGTAGATTCCGTTCGGGAAGGCGAACAACTTGATCCAGCAGTCCTCGTAGCCGTTCGCGGCGAAGAAGTCGAAGAACCACTCCGGGGAAAAGCACAGCACAGCACCCTGGATCGCGGTGCCGTGCTCGACGAGCATCATCCGGCCGCCTGGTCTGAGCATCTTCGAAAGCGATCGAATCGCCATCGCGGGATCGAAGACGTTGTCGAGGCAGGAGCCGTCGAAGATGAAATCGCAGATCGAGGCGTAGCGGTCCGGCAGCTCGACGTTGAGGTCCCACACAATGTCGGCGCCCTCATAGGCGGAGACGTCGAGCGCGTTGACGGTGACAACTTCCGGGAATTGCTGAAACAGTTCTGTGTCGGTGAGCGTCGATCCCTCGACGGTCTGCCGTCCAATCAGCAGGACATCGCCGGCGATCGGCCGGAAGGCATTCTCGCGCTTCAGCTCCTCGATCACGGCGGGGAAGATGCTCATGGCCGATAGGTCGCCGCGATATGACGGCTGAGAGGCAGTGGTATCTTGGCGACCATTGCGGACGCCATCTTACGGGCACTTACATTGCTGCTCGATGTTCGCGGAGACTTCCAACCAAAAGCGTTAGAATGCTTGCGATCATAGCCATCGGCATCTTTGTGCTTCAAGCCAGACAAGGCGTGGACTGGGTTTTGATTGGTCACTTTCTGGCCTGGCGATCCGATATTGAACCACGATCCGCCGCTGTTTTTGACACTCTCCGATTGGAAGGAACGTCCAGAACCGTCAAACCGAAAGCCTGGATTTTTATGGGCGCGCGAAGTGAACGGCATCAATGCCGGCACGTCGCCCCAAAGGTAGAAGCTGCCAAATGACCAGCGAGCACGCCCGACCCACGGCTGGGCACCCTTGACGTTCTCAATGATAAGCGGAACGCGACGCCCAGCCGCAAGAGACGCCTCGAATTGGATTCGCAGGCATGCCTTAAATAGACGCGTAAGCCGTTCAAGCTCCGCGCCAGTCGTATCGGCCCGGATCGCCGCCGCCTTGGCCTTCGCGCGCTTCCAAGGCATCGCCATGTAGGAGTATTCCTGACACGGCGGCGATGCGACGATTAGGTCTGCGCCCCTGAACTGCGATCCGTGCAGCGTCAGCACGTCTTGCACGACCAGTTGCGCCGGATAGCGGTGCTCGCCGTATTGGTGGCGCTCAATATCGAAGCCGATCACGTCGTAGCCCTCCGCTAGCAAGCCCTCGGTCCAGCCGCCGAGGCCGCAAAAGAGGTCGATTGCCAACGGTTTCATCGCCCCAGGATTCCCTTCACGGCCTCATCGTCGCCGCAGCCTTCCCCGGTCCCGACGATAACGATTCGCTGCGCCAGCATCCACCGATAGATCGAATGCTCGAGATGCTGGCCGGCGTAGCGTTTGGACAACGGGGGTAAGTCGGTGCGTTCTGGCGGTTCGTCGGCATCGCGCGATCCCGATGTCTTGCTCGGCGGTGACAGTTCGATCACGGCGAGCTCGTCCGGGCTGGTGACGAGATGAACCTCTGCCGGCTCGAAATTGGCAACGAGGTCCGAGTCGATCGTCGGCATGAACGGCAGCGCGCGACCATCGGCGAGAAGCGCCAGCGGGTGCGCCAGCCATAACCGGGCGGCGACGTTCGGCCCGGCTTGGAAATAAACCCGGGAGAGGTCGGCAGCGCGACCGTCCGGCCAAGTGCAGGCCGCCGCCATGGCATGCCGGTGCGACCATCCCCATTCCGATAGATCGCGGGAGCCGGCGCCGTGCGGCAGCACGCCCTCATCCTTGACCCTCGTCGCGTTGCAGCAGACCAGCTTCTTGTGCCGGCCGAAGAGCGCATCGCGGCAGGCCGTCAGCGTGTTCGCCGAGATCACCATATCGGCGGTCAGGAGGACGACGACCTCGCCTGGCTTGGCGATCCGCATGACGTCCCGATGCGCCCGCGACATGCAGTGGAACCACTGCTGGCCGGCCGGAACCGGACGCGTCTCGATCGCCAGCTCCGGCGTTCTATGCCGCGACAGCCAGTCCGGCGCGTCGGTGTGCGCGATCAGCGTCACCGATTCGCCGAGTGCGCGGGCCGCAGCGCGGAGCATCGGGAGGCCAGCGGCGCAGAAGACATCGACGAACCGCTGGCCCCACACCGGGACGGAGACCAGCCAACGCCGTCCCATCGAAGTCCCCTGTTATCGCCGCGTCAGTGCGGAAATTGTCGGACCAACAAATCGTCCGGTATTGGCGCTTTGCCGGTCATCTGCTTCATGAAGAACGGAATTGCTAGGCGCTCGCATGATGATTTTGTCCAGCGCGCCCACTCGGCAGGCATCATTCGCGCTCGCGGCCCACTCTCCCCGCCGCAAATCAACCAATCGGGGTGCGACGGTTCAAAAGGAATGGACAGTGGCGCAAGCGCAGGCTCGTAACTGATAAAGCGAATGCGCGCCGATATAGCCGCCAAGGTCGGCCAATCGCGATCAAATTCATCTTGATCGCCGCAAGTGATCCCCAGCCACACATTCTCTGGCGCTGTCGGCCACGGTGCTAGGCGCTCGTAATTCTGGATGCGCTTAGTCAGCAATAGCCAGTCGAGTTCTGGCGTAGATCGGATAAGGTCTGCCAAATCCTCACGCCATTGCCTCGGAACCTGATTATCAAGCCAATCCGCCAATGAGGCACAGAATACGCGCGGACGCTTGCCGGTCAGCCGCGCGGCTTTGGCCCACTGTAGAGGCTTCCGCCAGTTTGCCTCACTGGTACGCCTGCGATCCTCGCCAGGACCCCATTTAACGAGGCCGGATCGTTTCGCCCATCCCTCAGCGTAGCAGTTATCGCAGGGCGGTCCTACTTTCTGGCAACCGACCCACGGTTTGAACGTGTGATCAGTCCACTCGATTTTGCTGTTCTCGCCCATCGGATTCCTCGCAGTGACGGCGCAATCACGCCGCAAACTCCCCGCGCGCCCGTGCACGCGCTTCCTCTAGCGCCGCTTTACCTTTCGCCGTCAGCATTGATTCGGGAAGGTCTCTAAGTCCAAATTTCCACAAATAATAGCAGCGGCAGAAAGGAAGTTCTGCGGGGCGCTCGATTTCATCCACGTAACCCACGCCCGGCATCGGCTTGACCAAACCCGCCTTGTGCGCCCAGGAATCGCGGACCAGGAAAATATCCTTGCCGATGTCGCGCTCTTTGTGCGGCTCGCGCGCTTGGTATCCTGGCTGCCTCCAATTTGAGCGCCACTGCCCTGCTATCGCCCCGCCATCGGTGGCGAGGATTTCTGATAGCGAAGCCGTGAGTTTGTGGCCTTGGTCGATCAGAACGCGCCGTTCTTCAAACGGCAGCGACGAAAGTGCCTTGCGAACATCCTTCTTGGTCTGCCGCGTCTCTGCGGCCGCAGTGCCACCTTTCGGGATCGACGTCGCCCACCCCTGGAAACGCTGCAGCGTCTTGTCGATGGCCTGGTCCCGATTGAGTTTTATCAGATTGGCCGACGCCATGATCCGGCGGTCGAGCTCGGAGCGGAGCGCCGGTCGTATCTTGTCAAGGGTGAAGCGCTCGACGCCAGGGTTCAGCTTCAGCAGGCCGCCCTGATCAACCATCTTTCGGTAGATCGAGGCCAAGCCGTCGCGAAGGGATTGCTCCAGCGATTCGGGGCGGATCATTGACCGCTGCGCCGCCTCGCGGATCAGGCGCGACCATTTCGCGACGCGCTCGACGGAATCGAAGCCATTCTCGACGAGATCGTTTATGGCCGCCGAGAGTACCGAATAGAAATCATCCTTCGCCGCGGGCATGTGATCATCACGCCTCGCCGAGCCGAATATGGCTCAAATCGACCCGGTGCTCGTATCGTTCGATCCTGATGACCGGGAGGAGGATGATGAGCGCGGAGTCGGACGGATCGCGGTGCACGGCGTCCGGGTTCTTGCTGCGCTGTTCGTAGTCGGCGAATCGAATAATGGTGGCCGGCATGTCATTCCACCAAGCGTAGAGTTGGTTTATTTGGCGTCGCCTCAGCGGTCATCGGCTTGGAAATAAATTCAAGCGCCTCTTGCAGAGCGGCAATCACTCTCGGCTTCTCTTCAGCCGCAGGATACAAGCACAAACTGTCTTTGGTCGTGTCGTATGAAAACCATTCCCCAATTTCATCTTTTACAACGATGATCACGGTCGCTTTCCCCTGTCTTCAAGCGTTCAGCGTCTTTCCGTTCAGGTGCCCGTTCGGCTTCGGCGTGTGCCCGGCGAGCGGCGCGAGGAGATCGGGCTCGGCATCAATCTGGCGTCTTGCTGCCTTCCTGGCAACCCGGCGCTGCTCCTGCGAATCGTTCGCCGCGAACGGCTTCGGCTCCTTCGGCTCCTCGAGAGCCTGCTGCTGCGGCGGGACGTATTCCTCCAGCGCTTGGAGGTTGAGCTGCAGCGGGTTCTGGAACATCAGCTTGTCGCTGTTGATGTTGGCCTCCAGCCAACCCGCCACGATCGCCTTGTTCTCGGGATCGAGCGCCGGCGCCAGAACTTCCCACACCGCGATGATCGCCTTGAGCTTGACGTCCGCCGTCTTGACCTTCTCGGAGTCCGGCTCCGTCAGCAGGTTCGGCCATTCCGCCGCGAACGAGTTCGACCACTTGTAGAAGGCGTCCTCGTAGCGGAGGTCGGCATACTCCGGGAAATCGTTCTGGATCGTCTTGTAGAACTCCGGCGTCCAGGCCCGGCGCATGATGATCGGGTCGAGGAAAGCGTAGACCGGCCGGATGTGGCGGCGAAAGGCGTCGACGAACCCGGCGACGAGCTTGGCATCCTCGGTGCCCTCGCCGAAGCCCTCCGCGAAGGTCTCCTGCTTGAGAATAATCGCCGGCATGTCTGCCGCGGTCGCGATGTTCTCCAGGATGTTCTTGCGGGAATTGCCGTAGGCGCCGTCAATGTTCTGCATGTTCAACGTCTCGATCTTCTCGTCCGTGCCGATCGAGATCACGTTGCCGTTGACGACGGTGGCGTCCTTGACGAAGAGCCGCTTCAGACCGGCGGACGCCGACATGATGGCGTCGATGATCGCGCCGGCGGTTTTCAGCATCGCGATGAAGACGCCGGCCTTCTTGGTCACCAGGTCGTCGGTGATCATTGTCTGGATGAACGACTTCAGCGGATAAAGCGCCCGCTGGAAGACGGAGCGGCCGACGAAGCCGTAGGCCGATGTCGTGTAGGCGATATAGACCGGCCGCTCGTGCATGAGCGTGACCGTCCGGGAGCGATGATACGCCTTGCCGGAAACCGCGATCGCGGTGACCTTCATGAAGTCGATCGAGCCTGGATCCTGGTTCAGCACCAGCGAGCCGGCGGTGTTCAGCGGATCGAAGACTGAGAACGCGATCTTCAGGTCGGCGTACTGCTTCGGGTCGATCGGTTCGCTCGGTGGCACGTCCTCGCAGACCGTTGCCAGCGACCCGATTCCGTAGGCGCGAGAAACCGCGACGACGTTGTGCACGACCTCATCGCAGCCGTCGGTTTCCCATTGCTTGACGAACTGATCGCGAACCCGCTCCATCTCCGGACTGTCCGGGACGCTGATCGTGCGGGCCTGGCTCTGCGCCATCGTGATCGGCCCCTCGACCATCTTCTTGCCGAGCGGATGGTAGAGCCAGAGCGCCTTGCAGGTCTCGTAGGACGGCTGGTCGCCAGGGACGATGTCTGGCGCGGTGAGCAGTTCGCTCAGCGCGTTGCCAAGGCCGGAGCCGTTGATGTCGACTTGGCCCATAGCGGGATCAGTTTCTTTCTCTGCGCACGCCTACGGTATTGGCGGCCTTGGTGATAGCCCCTTGCAGCATCTTCGGTTGGCGTGGCAAGTCCATCGTCTTTTTGCCATCAACTACCAGGAAGCCCCGCGTTTCGCAGACGCAGCATTCGTGTTCTCCGCACCAACCGCCATAACAATTCGGGCAGCCTATAATCTGGTCCAGAGATACGAGACCATCTTTCAATCCTTTAGTCTCGGTCACAGAATTAATTCTTTGTTTGAGTATCATTAGAACTATCCCCTCAGCTTCATCGGCACCGAGCTCGGCGGCGGCGTGTGGACGATCGGCGCCTTCTGGATGCCGTCGGCAAAGGCGGATTGAATACCCTTGCGGACAATCGCAAGCGTGTTGATGTCGGACGAGACCGAGCCGGCAAGCAGGTTTCCCATCTGCCACGCCACGATGTTGAGGATCATCGTCGGGTGAACTCCTGGGGAAGAGACTAGCGTGCCGCGGAGCATCATCCCGAAGGCTTGGCGGACGATGGGCCCGAGCGCGTTCGCTGCGGCCTGCGCCGCCGCCATCATCTCCGGCGTCGGCTGCGCGACGGCTCCGGGGTTCTTCTCCAGGTGCTTGAGGACTTCCGCGACCATGTTGGGGTCGGCGCCGTTGCCTTCGGTCATTGCGTCCGCTCCCTCAACACACGATTAGCAGCCTTGATGGCATCAACCGCCCGCCACCGCAGCAGCCAGTCCGGCTCCCACCACCGCCGCTTGACGCCCCAGAGAATAGCGATCCGCGTCAACTCGTGGCCGCGCACCGGCTTCCGGCCGATCAAGGCCGTCATCGTGTAGCTGCGGTCTGAGTTCCAGGTCGGGCTGAACGACATCAGAAGCCCTCCGCGTTGCCGAGCACCACGCTGTAATCACTTTCATCCAATACCAAGATACGCTATCTTTGGCAATACTCAAAGGGAGTTCTTTATGGTTGCCAGATGCGCCGCTCGCGACGAAGCAAAAGCAAAGGGCGAGCTTTTTTACTTTACGGGAATCCCATGTCCCAAAGGACACTTAGCCCCTCGCTATACGAGCGTCTATAAATGCACTGAGTGTGCGAAAGACGAATTGAAGGCGAAAAGAGAACAAACTGCGGCCCGCCGAGCAGCCCGCCCTTTATCGGTGCGCGAGCAGGCTAAGGCCGATGGAGCTACCCGATACTTTACCGGAAAGGCGTGTCCGCGCGGACATTTTGCTGAGCGCGCCACAGTCAATGGAGTTTGCGTTGAATGCCAGCGCGAAGATCGCCTGCGTCGAAATGCAGATGATCCAATCGTTAGAAAAAAGCGCGCTCAATATCGCAAGAAAAACGCGGAACGGTATCGGTCACATGTCCGCAATCGTCGCGCCGCCGCCAAAGCTATTCCGGGATCGCACACTAAGGATGATATTCTGACGATCTTGGAGGCACAAAATTATCGCTGTGCATATTGCCGTCGATCAATTCGAAGAACTCATCATGTCGACCACATCATTGCCTTATCGAAGGGCGGCACCAACTGGCCAAGCAATCTTCAGCTTACTTGTTCCGGCTGCAATCTCCGCAAATGGAATAAGGACCCTGTCGATTTTGCTCAAGAACTCGGGAAATTACTTTAAAAGCCGTCGTTATTTCCAAGAGCGATTATAGCCGCGTAAAGTGCGCAGTCTAAAAGATCATCTTCGCGTTTGGCTGCTTCCTTGTCGCCGATTCGGAAGCCAACCAACTGGCCGAGCAAATGATTACGAGCCGTTTCTTTATAGGTTGTGGTCTTGTCGTAGGCTGGCCGGGCCATCTTAACCATTCCGCGGTAAAAATAGCCACTCACAGACAATGCCCGCTCATCCTTGCCCATGGCGGTCAGCTTCGATTCGATGGCATGCGCCGGCCAGCCGCGTCGAATAGATTGCTGGATCAAGACCATGCCGGAGTTCTTGTCCTCGATAAAAGCCCCTAGCGAACCCGTGCGCGCCTTGCAGGTGCGCGCCAGATGCTCGAGATGTTGGAAGACGGTCGGCAGCCAGGTCTCGAGCAGCGCGCCTTCGATCTGGCGGATGTCCCAATCGAGGATGACGAGGTTGTGGGCTGGACCGACTGTGCCATCGGCGTTCACCGGCCGGATCGGATTGCGGACCACGGCGCAATAGATGACCGCGGTCCCGTCGTGCTCTTTGCCGGTCTTCGTGGCGGTGTCGATGACTGCGAAGACACCTTCGCATCGAACAGGCAACTCCAATGGCTCACCATTGACCAGCAAGCTATCCCGAGTGAAAAAAGCGGCCCCTGAAAAATCGACGAAGTCAGCAAGGAACTCCTGCTGATAAACCAGTGGCGGCGTGTTTTTCAGGAGATCGACGAAATAGGCTTCGCGCCTGAGCTGCCATTGTTCCAGAGTTTCGCCGGCGTTGCGCAGCGGGATCAGTGGATTGCTCATCGTCGGCGCGTGAAAATCAATGAAGCCGAACCGCGATATTTTTTCCCCTCGATCCTCATAGGGACAGATCGCGCGCATCGGATTGTCGGGCTCGATGCCGTTCGTGTTCGACATAATGATCGCGGAGCCATCGTAATCCAACAGCGTGGGTTCGATCGAGCGCTGCCAAGTATCAATGGCCTGCGGCTTTGCGAAGCCGAACTCGTCGATGATCACTCGGTGATACTTGCGTGACCGCCCGGCGTTCTCGTCCTCCAGTGACCAGAACTCGACCTTCCCGCCGGTGATCGATTCGATGATGCCTTCGGTTTTCGAGGACCGCTTCTTTGCCGCCTCGATCTGCTCGGCGATGACGTTGTAGGATTCGGAGAGCCGTTTGTGCTCCGGCGCGAACCAGCCGACCAGGCGCCCCTTGCAGGCGTCGGAGACCGCGATCGATTCGCCGAAAACGTTCTTACCCCACCTTCTTCCGCAGCGCGCCGCCTTGCGCTTGCCCTTCAGGCGGAACAGCTGAACCTGCGCCGGGTGGAACGTCGGCAGCGCGATCCGTGCCTTGCTCGGCTCCGGCTGCGGGATGTTGAGCGCCATCCGAAGTGGATTCGGAGATCGCGTCGCCAATGCGGCATTGGTGATGTCGAGCATGGCCTTTGCGCCGCGAAAATGCGGGTTATTTTGTTTCTCCGCTGCGGTGCTTCTCGCTGGCATTTTTGGCAATGTCCATCAGCTCCATCTTAGCGAGTTCGGCTTTGATAGTGGATACTGCCGTCTCGATGGTTTTGTTATCCATCGGATCAAAGGGCTTTTGCCGATCAGCGCGAGCTTTCATCAGAAGCCCGATCGCTTCGTCCATATCGCGCGTATCATAAATGATGCCGCCTATAGTGACCTGCTTTACCATTTCGCCGGCTTTGTTGAAGGCACCCATGGTACTTACGATGATTGGCATTTTACTCTCCTATGTTTTGGCAGTGACGGCGCAAAAACTCGGTGCCTTAAAGATTGAAGTCGGACTTGTAGAAGCGATTCGTGGCGACCGGCCTTCTTACCCGCTTCGTCACGCCCTCAGCTCGGAACAAACCGTAGTATTTGCTGACGACTCGCGACGAGCATTTTAGCTTGCGAGCAACAAATCCGATTTTCTGACCGGCACAATATGCCTCTTTGATCTCGGCGATCTCAGCTTCGGTCAGATGCTGGCCGTGGCCACGGGGTTTGTCCCAGGTGTCTTTCATGCTGAGACCTCGTTCATGTCGTGCCAAGTATGGAAATATTCGCCGGGCCGCAAAACAATCGGCAATGCACCGGCGCATGGATATACGAACATCACATCATCGCCCGTATTTGTTATGGTGAATGTCTCTCCAGAACGGCAATCCTTGGGGATCACCGTGATCCCGCCATTAAATCGAACTGGCACAAGAGATGATTTGATCGGCATCAGCAATCCAGGCCGAATAATTGCCGGAGCCGCGAGTGCCGAAACTAAGCCAGCGATAAATCCACGTCGCTTGATCATCACGCTTTCCCTTCCGCTCGGCGCTCGGCTTGCCGCCGCCACCAAGTCCGCTCCGAAATGCCTTCAGCAACCCACGGCTTGCGATGGGTGATCGTTTCCGATTCGGTGCCGATGCGCGGTCGACCGATCTTCGCTTTTTTAGGCTCGCGCGGGCCGGGCGCTACTCCGGCTGCCGGTTGACGAGTATCCGGCGACACGACTCCGGCTTTCGCCTTTGCGTCACCCCGGTCCAGGCTTCGCGCTTGACCTTTCGGTTCAATGGCTACTTTCAAGCCGGGTGCTTCTGCGGGTCTGCTTTCCTCGCCGCCGCGCGATTTCGTGATGCACCGATGGCGCTGGCCAACCATGGCGTAAAGGGCACCGCAATCGGGGCATCGATCTGTCATGGCAGAATTATTGGCAGAGATATGGCAGAACGTCAAGCCGCCGCCTCTGAATCCGGCTTCGGATCGGGGACAGGTGATTCGGCCGCCGGTTCCGCGGCGGATTGATCCTCAACCACCAGGCCGCCATCCTGCGCATCCGGCAATCCGCCGGTCACCTCGATCTCGTTCACCATGTTCTGCTGGATCATCACCGCCGCCAGCTTCGGACTTTCGTACGCCGCCGCCCCGAGCGCGGTCTCCGTCGCCAGCTTGGCGTAGACCAGGAACTTCTGCTCGTTGAAGTTCGGGTTCGCGTTGACGACCTTCCCCGCAGCATCGCGCGTCCACGTCGGGTAGGGCTGGTAGAATGCTGCGAGCCCAGCGAACAGTCCCGCGAAGTCGAACGCGATCTCCTTCATCAGCTTCTTGCCCTGAAGTTGCGCGACGTCGACTGCGTTCGCACCTTCCTTCGCCATCTTCTCCAGCAGCGCGAGCCGCTCCTGCTCCAGCTTGATCTTCGCCTCGCGCTCGACCGTCGCGAGGTTCTTCGTCCCCTTGGCGCGGCCGGCGGGGCGCGTTCCCTTGGGCGGGCCGGGCTTCTTCCGGGGTTTGGGCGGGGCGTGCTCGGTCATTCCGGGCAAAGTAGGATAGTTAGGAGATCGCGGCTAGAGACCGACGGCGCGGTCGATGGCGGCGCGGGTGCATCGGCAGGAGACGCGGAGGTAGCGACGGAGCGCCGGTCCTATGGTTCCGTCTTGGGCGCGGTCGAGCGCTCTCCGGGCTCGCCGCTTGACGGCTTTCATCGCGGCGGGGACGGCGCGCCAGTGCGGGCCGCATATCCACAGGTTGTCGGGCCACGCGACGACGGGATCATCGGTCTTCGTGGTCCGCCGGCAGAACGGGACGCAGCACGGCATCCTGGTCACGCGGCGACCTTCCCCGAACACTCCGGGCAGAAGAAGCGGCGTCCGCCGCTCGCGCTGGTATCCTTCCAGCCGGCGCGCATCGCCAGCGCGTACTGACCCATGAAGCCGTCGGGATGCTCGAAGGACGAGGAGAGCGGGAACAAGCCGTGGTCTCCGTCGCAGGTGAGCGTCAGGCGCGTCGCCCGGGGAACGGGCGCGCTTTCATCCAAGAGGTCGATCGCGAAGCTCACTGATAGCCCTGGTGAAGCGCGAGCGCGGAGGCCCGCTCCGGCAAGGTCATCGACTGCAGCGATCCAAATCGTCCATGGCGTCCCCGAGCGCAATTCGAGCAGAGGAATTAGCTAAGTGCTCGAAATTCTCTGCCTCAAGGAGTAGGGCCTTGGCGCGTCTACGAAGATTTGTCGCCTGCATTCGCAGATATTCAGCCCGGAACATCCAATCTCTTTGCGTCGTCATTTGTCACTTGCTCCCCACAACCAAAGATGTTTCGCCGCGAAGGTACGCGCCGATCTCCAAATGAAGAACGTCGCGCTCGAAGCGGTCGGCGTTCCGCTTCAGCATCCTGGCGCCGCGCTCGCGCTCCGCCGGATCGTCCGACGCCATCAGTCCGAGGTTCGCCGCGAACGTGCGCTGCCAGGCGCCGAGAGCCTCGTTGCCCTCCGCCTCGACCTTGCGCGCGCCGGCTAGAAGTTCGCGGCGTTCTTCCAAGCATCCATCGCGAGTCATGATTCGGAGATTAGAGAAAAAAATCTCAAATGGCTAGTGGACGCCGGGCGACGTCAAACGCTAGGCTGCCTCCTCGTTCGCGTAACCGAGGGGAGAAGCCGCGATGATCTCGACGAGCATGAGGGACGTTCTGATCGACCACATGGACGGGAAGGGCGTCGAGCCGATCCGCGTCGACACGAGCGGGGACGGGCTGAGAACGAGAGAACTCCTCAATAGGTCCGCCTCGACGAACGCGCTCCTCGCTCGCGGGCTTATTTCCTTCGACGAGCGGACCAGGTCGAAGACGACCTACATCACCGATGCCGGACGGAAAGTCCTCGCCAAGGCGCTCGGCGACTGGGCCGACGCCTGCGTCCGCGCCGGGTACGATCCGCTTCATCTGTCGGGCCCGCCGAAGCCACGTTCGGAGCAGGCGTTTGATCGCAATACCGATGATGACGGCCCGACGGCCATCGCTTAAACGGCCCCGTCCTGCCCATTAGGCGGTCCGTGGTGCGTCGTCTTGTCCGAAGGCCCCGACATAGCCACCGGATCGGATGGCGCAACGGCTGCGGCCCGGCGCGGTCTAGCGCCCGGCATTAAACTCTCCGGATCGTCGCTCCAGCGGACGGCGGTGAGCGCCATCGGCTCCTTCAGGCCGGGGCCGGTGACCTCGACATCGACGAAGCCGAACTTGTCGGCCCAGACGCCGGTGACGACGGCGTCCCAGACGTCGCCGGCGAAGGACCGATAGGCCACCGGATCACCCTTGATCGGCATCGTTCCCTCGCTTCTGCATCGCGGCCGTGTTCAGGGCGGCCCGCCGCAGCTCTTCCTCCAGCTTGCGCTTGCCGGGCTCGCGATAGAATCCAGCGTCGGCTTGCGTGTCGACTTTCTTGACCTCCTTGGCGGGCGGAAAACTCGACATAGCCTCGCCTGCCTTGTCGCGCGGAATCTCGTTCAGCTGCGCGAAGACGGAGACCAGCGCGGGCACGATCGAGCCCTCGGTGAGGTCGGCGACGTTGCTCTCAGTCATAAAGACCTCCGTAGCCGAGCCGGCGGATCGTCGCGGAGTTCTTCCGCTTGTCCTCCAGCATCTTCGTCTCGATCGCGCCGAAGTCGATCGCGTGCATGGCTTCCTCGACCGGCGCGAGGCTTTCAAGGAAGAGCGTCGCTTCCGAGGTCAGCAAGCCCATCGCTACGACTTGGGTGCGGAGATCGAGAGATTGCTTCTCGATCTTCACGATCGCCGCCTTCATCATCGCGTCGATCTCGGCCTTCGCGACGCGCCGAAGTTCGGCGCGGCGGCTCGCCGCCTTCATCTGGCCTCGGCCTTCCCAACCGAGCGCGAGCTGCGGCGAGAGGTCCTTCGGGATGCCGAGCTTGCGGCACTGGTCCTCGATCTTTTCCTGCGCCTTTTTGACGACCTCCATCGCCTCCTCGGTCGCGCGCTTCCAGACCTCGTCATCGTCGTAGGAGTAAATCTTCGAGACCTTGCCCTCGAAGTCGGCGAGGCACTTCGCGGCCTGCTCCTCGGCGTGCGCGCGGAGGACTTTCGTCCGCTCCTTGATTATCATGCTGAGATCGTGCGTCTCGTTGCGCGACAGCTTTCGCGGCGGCGCAGCGCTCAGATCGCTCACGTCGCGGCCTCCTCTCGTTCTTGCAATCTCGCCTGCGCGGCAGCGATCCTGCCGAGCGACGCCCTGATCTCCGCCTCGCTCGGCGACTTCCAGGATCGCGGGACCCGCTTCGAGAACGTCTCCCACACGCCGAGCGAGATCCATAGTCCGGCTTTCCCATCGCGGCTTCCGATCTGCCAATCCTGCGCCTCGGCGAGCGGACCTCGGGCCCACTCCATGACGGCCGCGTACTGAGGGAGGTCTTCGCCGACGAACAGGTTGGCGCGGCATCCAGGATCGTTCCGCGGCGGCACGTAGGCCCAGTTGGAGATCGGCTTCGGCTGGCGCGCGGCCGCGGCGAGACGGTGCTGCTCGACGGCTTCCTCCTCTAGCGCGTCGGCGACCTCCTTGATGTTCGGCGGAAACTGGTATCGACGCTGGATGCTTCGCGAGTAGGTCGGCTCCGTGGCCGCGAGGATGACGCGCTCCGGATAGCGCTCCATGATCACGCCGACCTGCGCGACGAAACCGTCAGGGTCCGCGTAGTCGTCCCGGCGGTAGCTCGAGAGCAAAACCTTTATCTGCCTGGTGATCATCACCGGCTTCGAGACGCCTTTGTAATCGCTCCACTGCCCCGATTGCCGAGTTGCCGGATCGTTGCTCATGACGTCCTCCTCCGCTCCGTTGTGAGAACTCAACTTCGTTGTCGCACCAAGTCCGCCACGTCGCGGCGAGGTCAGCGATCATCGTGCCCCGGCTCCGGTGATGGTTGACGAACTTCGCGGCCATCTGGCCGATCTTCGGAAGGTCGAACCCCTTGCGGATCGCGTAGTCGCGGTCCTTGTTCGTCGGCGACCAGTCCTCGGGGATCAGCGAGCGCGGCGCGCGCCTCTTCGCGCGCGGCTCTACCTCTTTCTTCCTTCCTCTTTCTTTATCTACCTCTAAGTCTAAGTATGCATCGCCGCGCATTGCGGTCGCATTGGGTTGCGCATGGCCGTTTGATTGATTTCCTTCGGTTTTTTGCCATCGCCGATTTGCGGCCTCCCGACCGGACTGACTCAGCCCTTCCCGACGGAGCCTGATTCCTGCGATGACCTTCGCGGCGTACGGGTTGACGATTCCGGCGGGGTCGCGCACCAGTTTTCCGGCCCTGAAGAGAACGTCGAGCGCTTCGCTGACGACGCGCTTGTTGTAGCCGGTGCGCCGCGCCAAGGCGTCGAGCGTGTCCGGGCAGGCGCCGCCTTCCTCGTAGCATCGAAGACAGACGATCCAGTAGGTGTAGCCGACGTGAGGCTTCATCGCGGAGAGCGCGGCGAGCAGCTTCGATTGCTCGCAAGGAAACCAAGGCAGGCGCTCGTCGGCCAATGAATTGCCCCCCTTTAGGGCGAAAAGAATTTGTGGCCGGTAATCCCGAAAGGGGCGAGAAACGGTAGCGAGCCGCTGTCCCGGCGCAATGCGATCATATCTGATTCGCCGCTCACGGCGCGAGTTCCTTTCCCTCGACGTCGAGGTAGCGAATCGAGCCGCCATCAGGCGGTGCACACGTCGGGCACCGCTCCCACTCGACCTTCACCGTCCCGTCGGGCCACGCTTCAAACGCCGCGACGGAACGTCCCTTTCCGCAGGCCGCGCACGACATCGTCACCATGATCGGCGCGTCGTCGGTCTTCCGCCTGAAGCCGATCGCGCGGTCGATGGCGCGCTCGAAGGGCGTAAGAGGGCGGCGCGTCCTCATTCGCTACCGCCGAAAAGAGGGCCGGGGTCGGCGAGTTTTTCGAGCTGGCGGACCATGTGCCTAGCGCCCTCGTCCTTGCCCATAAAGGCGGCTTCGATCCTGGCGCGGGCCAGCCGGCAGTATTCCGAGTTGAGTTCGATCAGGGTGCAAGAACGGCCCAAGGTGGCCGCAGCCAAGGCCGTGGTGCCCGCTCCGCCGAAGGGGTCTAGGACAAGGCCGCCGGCTGGCGAGCCGGCCTTGATGCAGCGCTCGGCCAGCGCAGAGGGAAATACAGCGAAGTGAGCTTCGGAGAACGGTTCGGTGCCGATGGTCCAGACGTTGCGAGAGTTGCGGGTCGGATATTCACGATTGTGCTTTGCTTCATAGGCGCTGAGATTGTGTGGCCGACTGTTTGGAGGAATCGCGCCATTCGCGTGATCTTTGGCCCGGTGCACAACAGCTTTCATATTGCCGTTCGTCTTCGCCCCGCCATTGGCCCGCTCGCTACCGACTTGATCGGCCCATGTTGCCTGCGAAACGCGATCAATGGTCGATCCGGTCACTGGCTCGGCGATGGCTTCGGCATCGTAGAAATAATTGGCCTGCTTGGTCAGCAGCCAGATTTTCTCGTGCGATGTTCCGGGCCGGTCCTTGATGCTCTCCGGCATTGGATTCGGCTTGTGCCAGATGATCTCGCTGCGGACCCACCAGCCGTCGTCCTGTAGCGCGATGGCGAGCCGATTCGGAACCATGCAGAGATCCTTCGGCTTGAGATAGCCAGCGTGCATGACGCGGTAATCAGCAACGGCCTCATCCGAGCCGCCAAGATTGTGACCTCCGCGCTCGGATCGCCTGTTCCATTTGACCAACTTGCCGCCTACAACGCGGCCCTTGGGAGTTGCCGAAGAGTCAGAATTTCCTTTATTTTTGCCACGGTATCCGCCGCCTTTGGCTCCGCCATTCGGATCATAAATTGCGCCGACAGTAGAAAACGGCTTATCCCGGAAGGTGCGATCATCGTTGCCAGCAGCCTTTGTATCCGCCGCGCTACGCCCATTCGGGGAGGCCGCGTAGCAATCCCCGTAATTCACCCAAAGCGTCCCGCTCGGCTTCAGGACGCGGCGCACTTCGGCGAATACATCGACCATGACGGCAAGATGCTCGCCAAGGCTGCGCTCGAGACCGAGTTGTCCTTCGACGCCGTAATCGCGGAGGCCCCAATAGGGAGGCGACGTCACGACGCAATCGAAATAATCGGCCGGCAGATGCTTAAGGACTTGGCGGACGTCGCCGCACCATTGAGTGACCTTGCCATCCAGGAAGACATCAGGCGCGCCGAGACGAACGTCCCTCATTCCGAATCCTCGAATCAGAAGACAGGGAGGACCGTTATAGCGAGTCGGCGGACGTTGCCAGCCGGTGCCTGAGTCCGGCTCCCGCTATCCCCGCTATTCCGGGCCGGGATCGGCGAGCATGTTGCCGATCTTGGGAATCATCTTGATCTCCAGGCGCGCTCGACCGAGGACCGGGTTGACGTCGCGGATCAGGTTGCGGAGCCGGTCCGCGCCCGCTTCGGCGCCGACGCCGTAGACCTTCGCGACGCTCCGCGACGTGTCGATCACGGCCGGCATGACGCGGGCGAGCTGAGCGACGAGCGCCTTCTCATCCTCGCCGACGATCCTCGCGGTTTTGCCGCGGTTGGTGATCGTCCCGGCGTCGAGGTCGAGGACGACGCCGTTGCGTACGACGACGTTCGCGCTGGGCGCCGGCGGCTGCGGCGGCTCGCTCGATGGCGCGGCGCGCGGCGCGGGTTGACGAATCGCTTCCTTCTTCGGCTCCGGTTGCGCAGCGGCTTTCGGCTTCGTCAAGCTGGCGGCAAACCGAGTCGAATCGCTTTTTGTGCTCTGAGACTTCGTGCTCGAGGCCGGGAGCCTGATTCGCATCACCTTGCACCAGGCTGCCGCCACGGCTCGGCCGAGTGGTTCCCCGGTCGTCGCCGCCGTTGTCGCTCCGATCGCCGCCCACTCTTCCGTCGACTTCGACGAGATGACCTCGGGAAGATGCGCATCAATCTTCTCGTTGAGCGACGACGTGTCGAGATCGGCGATGACTCGCAGGATCATCGCCGTCGCGGCGACCTCGTCGGCCTTGATCGGTCCGCGCTTCGCCCTGACCAGCACCTTCATGACCCGCATCAAGAACTCCTCGCCATAGTTCTTGGCGACCGCCTTCATCGTGCCGATGGCGATGGTCGCACCGATCGGCTGCTTGTTCCGAAGGTTCACCGACGACGGCAGGATGGTGGCGCCAGCGGCGTTGCAGGCTCGCGCGACGATCACCGCAAGTTCGTCGCCGGCGGCGAGCTCGGCGTGAAAGATCGCCGGCGGCGTCAGGCCGAGCCAGTCGCGGTTGTGGCCAACGAAGGCGGCGGAGCGCGCGCGGATGTCGGCGGCGTCGACGACCATCACCGGAATCTTCTCTATCCCCGGATGGGACGCCGCCGCGATGGCCGTGTGCTGACCGTCGATGACGACCAGCACATTGCCAGATTCCGAAAGCCGCACGCACACCGGCGGTTTGAAGCGAGCCCAGTTGAAGCCGGAGTAAATCTTGCGGATAAGCCTCGTGGCGGTGGGGGGGACG